CGGCATCCCAGGCGGCAGGCCGGGCGGCACACTGGGCGGCATCCCAGCCGGCAGACTGGGCGGCATCCCAGGCGGCACACTGGGCGGCACACTGGGCGGCATACCAGGCGGCAGACTGGGCGGCATCCCAGGCGGCGGAGATCTGGTTCGCCTGCCCTTCCGTCAGGGTGGCGGCCTCACGCACGACCCGGACCACGCCGGCCCATCCGGGACCGAACGTGTGCTCCAGGTCGGCATCCGTGATCTCCAGTGTGGAGAGCACATCCAGCACATCGGCCACGGTGCGGTCCGGCCTGTCATTCCAGGACTCCGCCAGGCCCCGATGCTGGAGGACAGCCCTGACGAGGTACTCGTCACCGGTCTTGGGTGAGCACAGTCGGACCGCTCCGGTCAGACACACCCGCCCCAGGCCGTCCTTTTCGGTGTGCTGTGTCCAGCCGTGGGTCTGCATGTAGTCGTGCGCGAGACGCAGGCGGTGGGTGAGGGCGGTGGTGATCTGCTGGTCGGTCATGATCGGGTCTCCTGATGGTGGTGTGAGATCGGGAAGGCTGCCCGCGGGGGCGGCCGGGGTGGGTCGGGCTTCGGCGGGGCACTCGTCCGCCGGGTGCGACTGACGCATCGTCTTCGCCGCCGACCAGTGATGCTGGCCGCACTCCGGGCTGGCCTCGTCGGCGATGACGAGCCCGCATGGCGCCTTCGGGCAGGGGCAGGAGTCTTCGATGTCGGGACGCATCCCGAGGAACGAGCGGCCGATGTGGGTGGTGGTCACGGCGGGGCCTCCCGGTTGGGGGTCGGGTCAGGGTCAGGCGGCGTCCTTTCGGAGGGCGGCGAGAAGCCGTTCGCGGTTGGCTTGCTGCTGGGCGGGGCTGATCGGCATCCGTCCGTCCGCGGGCCGGTAGCCCTTCACGCGGCCCGTGGGTACGGCTTCGGCGTAGAGCCGGCCGAGGTGGTCGGCGGGCGGGTAGCGGAGTGCGCGGCGGGCTCGGGCGACGGTGGAGGGGTCGCAGTGGAGTCGGCGGGCGATGGAGGTGTTGGTGTGGCCTTCGCGGATGAGGGTGGCGATGTCGGCGCGGATTTTCATGCCGCGCTCTCCTCGGTCTCACCGACGGCCGGGCCCGTAGAGGCCAGGGTCTGGCGGACTTGGTCGGGCGTGTAGTAGGTGCCGCCACCGGCCAGTCCGATCTCGCCCCCGAGCTGCTGGGTCAGCAGGTCGCGGAGTTCGTTGTGGAGGGTCTTGACTGCGGGCCGGGTGCCGTCGCGGCGGGTCTGGCGGTATGCGGTCGTCCACTGGTCCCAGTCGAACGCGGTCTTCGGGTCGATGGGGAGCACCGCGTAGAGGAGGACTTGGTCGGTGATGGGGGCCCCGGTGTCGTAGATGGAGAGTTGGTTCATGCGGGTTTCGAGGATGTCGGCGACGCGGTGGATGGCGGCGTGGAGGTGGTTGGTAGGCATGGGTTCTCCCGTGGGTGTGGCCGGGGTGGGTTCAGGCTCTCGCGGAACGTTGGGGGGTGTTGCCCCTGAGTCAGTGGGTGGTGCGGCCGGTGGTCCGGCAGTCGGGGCAGGGTCGCCCGTGGCAGGTGCCACAGACCGCGGGCGGGTAGAAACTCCGCACCGTCTGGCGCAGGCGGCCGTTGTCGCAGGCGCAGGAGTGCACGCACGCCGGGAGCGTCTCCACCGGGCGGTCTGCCGGGATGACGGCGATCAGGGCGTCCATGCGTTCCGGGCAGTGCGGGTACAGGGTGACCCACGGACCCTGGGCGCCGGACGTCCACGCCTTGCAGGAGGGGCAGTCGGCCTCGAACGGGGCGGGCTGGGCGATGTACGGGGCGTACAGGTAGGTGGCCCAGCACATCCGGCTGCCGCGCCTCAGGGGCTGGTCGGCGCTGGCCACTACGAGGTCGCCGGCGCGGACCTGGTCGGCGCGAACGATGGTCATGCGGTCTGCCGGGTAGCCGTCGGGCAGGGGGCGCAGGGTGTCGTCGGTGGGGCGGGAGTAGGCGACGGCGGGCAGCAGTTCGAGGTTCACGACGGCCGTGTGGTGCTGGGTCATGGGGTCCCCCGGGGTGTGGTGTGGATACCCCACCACTGTAACCCATATTCCATTACGCATGCAATGGGTTCCGCGCACTCGCCCGCACGCGAAGCAACCCCCGGCGTGACAAGCGGGGGCTGCACCAGCGCTTCCCCTACCGCAAAGGAGTCGGATCGTGGGGGCGCTTGATCGGAGGTCCCATGCCGGGACACCTCCAGAATGACCGGGAATTCCGGGGGGTGTTGCCCCCTACCGCCCGCCGGCCTGCCCCTCGCCCGGCAGCGCCGTGTGGGACTCCAGACAGGTGCTGAGGCGTTGCACGGGGGACGGACACCCATGCGCCCCCACCCACACCCTCCCGCACGCCACCGGCCGGCCTCACGGTCAAACCATGGGGGACACCAGGGAACAGGCGTGCGCGGGCCGCGGGGACGGCACGGACTGCCCGAACGGGGAGGACGAGGTACTGGTGGACGGGGTGCGGTGCGAGGAATGCCGGCATCACTGGGAGCTGGACGAGACGGAGCGCGGCCGCCGCCCGGCGGTGGACGACGGGCTGACACGACCGGTCGGGGACCCGGACGAGGCCGGACAAGGGACCGCCGCGTAGGGCGTAGGGGGTGCGGTAGTCGTGCGGGGGAGGCAGCGCTGAAAAGCTCTCGCCCAGGATGGTAAAGATCAGGTCCGCACGACTACCGAATGCGTGACGCTACGCCCCACCAGTTACTCCTGTCACCACCTGCGTACGACCGGGCCACGGCCTACTGGCTGGCGCGCGGATCGTCCGCCATCTCCAGACCGGTGGTCAGTGCGTCCATGAACGCCCGGTTCCCGCGGGCCGGGTTGGCCTCGTCTGCCAGGCCCTGGCACACCTCCGGGGTGCGGGGGTCGGCCTGCCAGGCGCCGGGGTTGTAGTTCCAGTCGTCCCAGCCGGGTGCGGCTTCGGCGATGGCGTCGCTGCACTGCTGCTTGAGCTCGTCTTCGGAGAGCGTGGGTGCCGTGGACGGCGTCGCGGACGCGGTGACGGTGCTCGGGACCGTCTCGGGCTTGCTGTCGCTGCTGCTGCATGCGGTGAGCGTTAGGGTGAGGACGGCCAGGACGCCGGTGGTGGTGGTGCGGGTACGCATGAGTCCCCCCAGAACGTGTGTGTCTGAGGGGGCATCATGCCAGGACTGGCCGGCGGAGGAGCGGGCATGCGCAGGACCGGCTACTCGCCGACTGGCTCCCCACGCAGAACCTGCCGGGTCGTCTCCCCGCTCAGCCCGACCTCCCGGGCGATGGTGCGAGGGACGATCCCGTGGGCGTGGGCGGCGCGCATGGCCCGGTTGCGGAGGGCGACGTCCATGCGGGTCCGTCGGTGGGCGAGGACGCGTTGTACGAGCCGGGCGAAGCCGAGGAGGAACCGGCCCTGTTGCTGGCGGATCCGGTTGTGTGGGGTGGGGGCGGTGGGCGCGGCCAAGTGGGGTTCCTTCCGTCGGCAAGTGGATGTGTCGACGGTGGCGGAGCCGCTGGTGGGGCGGCAAGGACGCGAACCAGCCGCGGCGGGCGGGGCTCGTGGGTTGGTGGGGGAGGGGGATGTCACACGGGGCGCTGGCGGGACCGGGAGTCCCGGGTGGGCCCGACCGGAAACGCCGATGCACCCGAGCCGGAAGACCCGGGAGCGTTGGCGCGGCTGGGGCCGGGTTAGGCGGTGTCGCTGAACAGCGTCTCGCTGTACGGCTCGGCAAGCCGGTGTTCGCAGATCCGGGCGTGTGCCTGGTCCATCTCGATGCCGATGGCGTTCATGCCTTCGTCGCGGGCAGCGAGGAGGGTGGTGCCGGAGCCGGCCGCCCAGTCGAGGACGGTCCCGCCGGGCGGGCAGACGAGGCGGACGAGCCAGCGCATGAGGGCGAGGGGCTTGGGGGTGTCGTGGCGGACGCCGTCGACCTCCACCCGCTCGGACGCTGGCGTCTTCGACTCCAGGCGGAACACGGGGAACGAGCGGACTGAGTCGCCGACTTCGCGGACGGGACAGCCAGGCAGACAGCCGCCGGGCGGGCAATCGTGCCCGAGGAGGATGTTCGTCGGGTAGCCGCCGCCCGCGGGGCAACCAGCCACGTTGAGGCCGCCGACGCCGTGCCGCAGCAGGCCGCCCACGAGGGAGTCGTAGCCGGTGGACTTGCGGGCCAGCAGGATCGGGTCGTGTGCGGGCTTGAGGGTGGTGTTCCAGCCTGCCCAGCGGCGAGCCTCGTCGGACGCGGGCAGGGACTCGATGCGGTCCTCGGAGAACGCGCCGTACAGGCCCGCGGCGCGCGCACGGCCAGCCTTGCGGCTGACGATCTCCCGCTTTTCCCATGCCTCGCCGACGGTGTGCTTGCGGGCGTTGAGTTCGGTGACGAGCGGCAGGATCTCCGTGTCGTCAAAACCGATCTCTTCCCGGAGCCGCGCCCACTGCTGATCGGTGGGGACGATGGCGGCCTTGCCCTGCGTGGTCCACAGCCCGCCCATGCCGGAGAAACCGAACAGGGCGTCGATCCGCTTGTTCGTCCAACCAGCCGTGTCCCGGGCGGCGGCCAGCCAGGAAGTCACCTGCAGCACCTGCTCGCGGTCGTCACGGCGCCGGTCGATGGCGCGGGCCAAGTCGGTGCCCTTCGGCTTGCCGTGCGTGTAGATCCAGTCGAGTTGGTCGATGACGCGGAACCCGGCGTCCTCCACGGCGCAGGCCATGCGGTGGTAGGTGCGGGGGGCGCCGAAGCTGACGAGGTGCCCGCCGGGCTTGAGGACGCGCAGGCACTCGGCCCACAGGGCGACGTTGTAGGCGATGCCGGTGCGGTCCCAGTCCCGGCCGGCTATGCCGATCTCGTACGGCGGGTCCACGACGATCGCGTCCACGGATGCTTCGCCGAGGGTGGGCAGAACAGTGAGGCTGTCGCCGAGGTGGAGGATGACACCGTCGGCCTCGTAGTACGGGGTGGGCATGCACTCTCCCGGGAGTCGGCTGGGGCGTGGTTCAAGGATCGGCCGGTTTCGTCGTGGTGTTCCCCTGCTTGCGGTGAGGCCCCGGTCGCCGTAGGGGGTTCCCCGACTCCCGCAGGTCGTCCAGCATCGGACCGCTGTTCGGGAGCCCGGTTCAGGTGGCTGGTCGCCACGATCGGCACGTCCAGCTTGATCGCTGCGTGCCGGCACATGTCGGTCATGAGGGTAGAGCGGCCCAGGCCGGGCCGTGAGGCGATGACCGTGAGCCGGCCGGGGAGGTGGCCCCCGGTCAGGATGTCCAGCTCGGTGAAGCCAGTAGGGAAGGCGTGCTGAAGAGGCACGGTATCGGCTTCGTCTTGTCGGGTCCGGATGCTCATCGGGACCCCCGCGGCCGGTTCATCACGGCCTGCCGGGCAAGGGCGCGCTGCTGGTCGGACACCTCCGTCATGGAGACCGCTCGAGGCGGCGGAACGGGCCTCTCAGGGCGCTTCGCCGGCGCCTTCCGTGCGGGCGGGGCTGCGGAGGGCTCCGGGGGCTTGGCGGTTTGCTCTGCGGCCCGGTCCGCCCGCCTGTCCACGCCCCGCTGCTCACAGGAGACGCACGGCTGCCCGCTGTCGACGTTCGTCCGCTCGTCACACCGCGGGTCCTGGCACTCCGCATCCCGGCGCAGTATCGCCACCAGGACACCCACCGGCTTCTCGAGCGGGCCGACGGTGTCCCTCGAGGCGTAGTGCTTGTTCCACTTCGGCAGCAGCCGGAAGTCGACCAGCTGCCCCGCGGTGCGCCCTTGCGGCTGGCCGTCGGCCAGGGCCTCGAGGACCGCCGCCTTCAGGTTGCCGGGCGGGTTCGCCGGCACCAGGTCGGCGAGCTCCTTGGGGAGCGCCTGGAAGAACGCTTCGACGTGCTGCCGCTGGGCCTGGGTGAGGGAGGGGGGCTTGCTTTTGCCGGACGCGGCGGAGCCGCTCGAGCTCGAGCGGCTACTACCTGTAGTAGGCCTACGGCCGTCCGGAGAAGAAGAGGGCTCTGGAGAAGGGGTCTGGTGCGGGCTCTGGATATTGCGCAGCATCCGTGCTGCCAGACGCGCAGCATCCGTGCTGCTCCCCCTGGCAGCATCCGTGCTGCCCCCCTCGCCTTCACCCCCTCCCCCGGTGGCCTCGGAGGACTCCTCGCGGGCAGCCTTCACCGCCTTCGGGTTCACGCCCTTCGGCACCCCACCACGACGCTCCTTGCCCTGCGCACGCTTCTCCGCACGCCGGGCCTCGATGGCCTGCTTGGCCACGTCCGCGGCCTTCACGCCGGACGGCAGCGGGTCCTTCCAGTCGCCGTTCCCCTGCCACATCAGGGGCGCATCGTGCAGGTGGTAGACGTTCGCCTCGTTGTTCGCCGGGTTCTCCGGGTCCGGGCGCTCCTCGATGGTCACCATGCCGGCGACCGCCATCTCCACCAGGGTCCGGTCGACCGTGGAGACGGACACACCCATCTGCGCGGCCAGCTCTTTCCGGTACGGCTTGCCGCGTCTGGTGTTCCTGACCTGTGTGTCTGCGTAGGTCACCAGGATTGCGTACAGTGTCCGGGCATTCGTGGAGTATCGCGGGTCACACATCCACACGGCCGCGACCATGCCGAACGGCAGGTTCCCTCCGCGGCGAACTTCGGGGTCCAAGCTCACTGGTCAGCCCCCCCTCTTCCGGCCGATCGGGAAGGGGGTCCTACTTGGCGTACCGCAAACAAGCTCTACGATGGGCATGAAGCCTCGCTCATGACGTTGTGGTGCTTCGACTGCCAGCGGGCTGCGAAATCCGCTGGCCTTGCTTGGGCGGCCTGGCGGAGGAGTTGCGAGCTCCTGCCGGGCCGTTCTGCGTCTTCCGGGCCGTGGCTGCGATCACGGCGGTCGGAGACGCGACCATCACGACGTGCTGGCGGAACTGCCAGGAGCACGAGCTGGACCGCGCCCCTTGGGTGGGTGTTTCTCGAGGTACTCAAGGAGCCGGGCGGTGCGCATCATTCGCGTCTTCCCGGCGACCAGGTACGACTCCTGGCCTGGCTCGTCACCGAACGGCCACCGCTGCGCTGCGGGCGTTTTCTCGCGGTTCCTCGAGATGGCCATGTAGCGCAGGCCGCGGGGCGTCATGCTGCCGGCGAGGCCGCGGCGGACGATGAGCGTGGCGGCGTCGGTGAACGAGATGTATGCGGGGTAGTCGGGCTTGGTCATGCGCGCACCTCAAGCCGACTACTTCCCTTCAAGGGAAGGGGCGATAGGCTTGCCACGTACAGGTCCTTCCTTCACGGGTGGTCTGTGCTGGGCCGTTCGTCTTCGCAGGTCAACGGCCTTCGACGGTCGGCCGGTCTGATCACCGGTCGGCCGTCACCTACTGGCTACCGCACCCCCTCCTTCCGAGGCCAAGCCGCAGACGCATCGCGCACTAGCTCAGACACGAGCTCCACGCGGTCACCCGGGATAACGCGGATCGTCACCTCGAGTGCGTCACCTGTACGCCCTGATCTTCCTACCAGCGTCATCTCCATGACAGGCATGGATGCGGCGATCTCCAGAAGCTGCGCTTCCTCCTCGGAAGGCATGCGCGTCCTCACGGTCTCGATCCAGGAGAGCGGGCCGTGGCCGGCCTCCTCCAAGCGGTCGAGATATCCGCCTGGCCCTGTCGACTTCTCGCCGATCCGCGGGGCGTCTTCAACCGCCTGCGGGCTCAACCATGTGTCGACGATCTGGAACGGCGGCTCCTCTTCGGGCGACATGATCCGTCGTCGCCGCAGAACTTCACTGCTCGGTTCGACCGAGAACATCTCTGCAACCCGGTCGGGCGCCGGCTCGTATGACCGCCTGGGTGTGCCGTGCGTCTGCCATGCCTCGTCCGGGTAGCTGGCGGCAGGGAAGACGTACATGCCGGCGGTGCTACGGGTGACGACTTGGCTTCTGGTGATGCGGCGCCGCTCGGTGCGGGCCTGCACGACCGTCCCCTTGCGCGGTGCGCTCCGGACGATCCCTTCCGAAGCCAGCTGGTTCAACGCCGCCCGCACGGTCTGGCGCGCGAGCTTGTAGGTGTCCATCAGCTCGGTGATGGGCGGCAACGTACTTCCGGGCGGGTATTCACCCCCCTCGATCCGACCCCGCAGGAGCTCCGCGAGCTCCCGGTAGGTCTTTGGACCATCTTCGATCGGCATTGATGCCTCCTGTCGTGTGACTGCATTACACACTCTGGGCTAGCCTATTGACAAGTAGGGCTAGCCCAGAGATATGGTGTGTCTAGTCAATCACGACAGGTCTTAGCACGCAGAACGGCCCCCGGTGCTTCACCACCGGGAGCCGCGTGTGTAGACCAGCCCGCCTGTCCCCAGGAGGCACGATCCATGAACAGGATCGCACAGCCCGCACCCGCCAGTACCCCGAACACCTCCCAGGCCGATGAGGCCCTGCGTCGCGTCACCGCCGCGCAGATCGGCCCGCGCCGGCCGGGCACCGTCTACTACGACGGCCCCCGCCTCGTCGAGGTCCGCGCCGTCGTCATCGACCTCTCCGAGGCCCGCCGGATCCTACGCCGCAACGCCGCCCGGTTCGCCGTCCTCGTCCGCGACGTCCACGCCGGCACCGAGCACTACACCGGCGCCATCTGGACCGGCACCGACCGCGTCATCAAGGCGGTGGCCGCGTGAAGCAGCCCGCCCTCGAGGCCATCCCGTCCGGCGAATACTCCCCGGCCGCCGTCGCCCAGAACGACCCCCACCTCTACGCCGACGTCACCGACCTGTTCCTCCTCGTCGACCCGCTCTCCTACCTCGACGACGTCCTCACCTCCCTGGAGCCGGACGCCGCAGCCGCCGCCTACGAGCAGCTGGTCACCGGCGAATGGGACGGAAACCTGTGATGGACGCACCCTCCGAACTCGCCGACGCCCTCGAGGACTTCCACGGCTTCGCCTGGATCCCCGGCCTGGCCAAAATCCTCGACGGTCTCGCCGACATGGACACCGCGATCCGCGCCGGCCACATGAGCACCGACGCCACCCAGACCCTCCTGACGATCCTCGGCAACCCCAGCGTCCCCGACCTGCCCCACCTCCTGGCCGTCACCGTCCAGACCCTCACCGGACCCGACAACCCCACCCTCCACCACCTGCCCGACGACATCCGCAAGAACCTCCAGCACCTCGGCGAACTCCACGCCTTCGAGACCGCCGAATACATCCCCCGCGACCACACCAACGAAGCCGCCGCCCTCATTACCGAGAACCGCCTGCACACCCGGGGGGAGGTGCCGGCCATGACCGAGGAGCAGAGGAAGGAGCTCAGCCGCAAGAACGCCGAGAAGAACAAGCAGTCCATCAACCGCCCCCGCTAACCCCCGTCCGGGGCCCGGACCGATCCCGGCCGGGCCCCACCCCGCCACCGACCAGGAAGGACACCAACCGCCGTGCCCGAGCAGCCCCAGCCCCGCGAGTACTTCTTCCTCCTCACCATCGCCACCAGGGCCGGTACCGCCACGGTCCACGGCTTCACCTCCTTGGCCCCGGGGACCACCCGGCACCAGGCCTTCACCGCGCTCGCCAACCAGTACTTCCCGCAGGCCATGCCGACCCCCACCGTCCTCGCCTTCGACCTCCGGCCCAACCAGCTCTGACCCCCCCCGACCGGGGCCAGGCTCCCCCCCCCACCGGGCCCCACCCTCTGGCCTCGCCGGAGGCCGTACCGGCGAAAACCCCCACGCCGGTACGGCACCCAGCAAGTCCAGCGACACCCCCACCCGACACACCACCCGGAAGGACCACCGTGCACAAGGCCACCATCACCCAGGCAGGCATCCTCGCCCCCTTCGCCGTCCTCGCCGCCGGCCTCGGCAAGCAGATCGCCGACCACGGCGCCAGCACCACGGCAGTCATCTCCGTCGTCGCCTTCACCCTCACCACCGGCCTGTACTTCGCCGCCCAGGTCGGCCAGGCCATGCGCACCACCCTCTACAACTGCCCCACCAAGGGCTGCACCGTCTCCATCCGCGCCCGCAACACCAGCCCCACCGAACTCGACCGGCTCCGGACCCTCGCCACCGACCACGCCAAGCACGGGACCACGCGATGACCGGCAGCGAGTTCCGCCAGACCCACGGCGACCCCGCCCAGTGGGACAACCGCGAGTACGAGGCCTACTTCGCCCTCACCGCACAGCCGGCCACCCGCGACTGCTGGTTCTGTACCGCCCCCAACCCGGCCACCGCCACCCGCTGCGGCTTCTGCAACCACCACACCGACGACAACCCCAACCACCAGCCCGCCGCCTGAACCACCGGAAAGGACACCGATCCCCGTGAACACCACCCCGGCCGGCAACGAGCCGCACCGCCCCACCGAGGACGGCCCCCTCGCGCCCACCGCGCCGGGGCAGCCCCTCGCCGAACAGGAGGCCAAGCGCAAGCTGTCCGGCGGACAGATCGCCGTCCTCACCGTCGCCACCCTCATCATGGCCGCCGTCGGCATCGGCGGCGCCATCGGCACCTACGCCAACGCCAACGCCGAACTGAAGCGCTCCGAAACCGCCCTCGGCATCGTCGCCGCCGGCGAAGGCGCCACCCTCGTCGCCGCCCTCGTCATGGTCGGCGTCACCATGCTCGGCCAGGCCGCCCCCCTCATCGCCCGCGCCGCCCTGTGGGTCCTCCCCGCGGCCGCCGCCGTCATGGGCCTCGCCATCGCCCCCACCCCCCGCGAAGCCGTCATCTACGCCCTCACCCCGCTCGCCATGACCGCCTCCGCCGAAGGCATCAGCTTCCTCGCCCGCCGGATCGTCGTACACCGCACCGGCACCGACACCGAGGCCCAACGCCGCAACGCAGAGATCATGCGGCAGATCGCCTTCCACGCGGCTCAGGCCGAACGGCACCCCGAGGAGAAGGTCCGCCAGGCGTCGGCTCTCACCGCGTGGAAGCTCATGCGCCGCGTCGGAGACGGCGACGCACAGCTCGGCTCAGGGCTCATCGCCGTCCAGCGTGAGCGGTTCACCGACGGCGCCAACTCGGCTCTGCTGTCCATGCTCACCGGCACCCCTGAGCCCGCCCCGGCTCACCCCGCCCTCCCGGCCATCGAGTCGGGTGAGTCGACCGGTGAGCCGACCGGCAGCACCGTGATCCTCAGCCAGCGGCCTGAGCCCGTCGGCTCGGCTCACACTCCGGCACTGCCCGACGCCCGCACGATCATTCAGCCCTCTGACCAGGTGATCCGTCGTGAGCCGGTCTTGAGCCAGGGTGAGCCCGCTCTCGCCAAGACCGTCCAGGCCGCCGCTGAGACGGCCGCCGGTGAGCCGGGCGAGACGGATCAGAGCACCGACGAGAAGGAGCAGCAGATTGCTGAGCTGGCTCACCGGCTCAAGTCCGGTGAGCGGCTCACCAAGAACACGGCGGCTCAGCTCCTCGGTGTGAGCCCGGCGACCGCGGGCCGTCGGCTCAAGGACGCCCGGGACCGGATCAGCGACGGAACGGGGATGTACCTGTGACCGCCACCCGCACCCCCGGCCGTGAGCCGCGGACGGTCCCCCCGTCCGCGGTACCGGCCCGCCCCGCACCCGCCCGGTCGGCGACCGCCCCCGCGACCCCGGCCGCCCCGCCCTGGACCCACCGCCTCCTCCCGGCCGCGCTCCGCAACGCGATGACCGACCTCGGCTGGTGGCAGAACCCCACCCCGCAGAAGCCCTCCGCCCACCTGAAGCAGGTCCTCGACACGCTCCACCGGTACGGCTGGTGCCAGTCCCTGGACGTGTCCCCCACCGGCCGGATGTGCATCCGCGGCGCCCAGAACCTCCTCGAGAAGACCGGCCACGTCACCCCCGCCGCACGCGAGCGGGCCGTCGCCTACATGCAGCAAACCCTGAACGAGGCCGGCATCCAGATGAGCTTCTTCACCTGGAACGACCTCCCCGGCCAAACCCCGGCCACCGTCGAAACCCTGCTGGTCAAGGCCGCCTACAAGGCCCGAGCGAACGGAGAATAAGCAATGCACAACAGCCCCGAATTCCACGACCCGGAATTCAACGACGTCATCACCGGCGGATACGCCGACCCGCACCCCTACGGCATTCCCGCGCAGCCGGTGAAGACCGGCCTGACCCCCCGCGGAAAGGCCGCCCTCGGCATCGGCGGCGCATTCCTCGCCTGCGGCAGCCTGTTCGGCTGGCAGCACTACGCCGCACAGCAGGCGGAAGCCGAGCAGAAGGCGCAGGAAATCGCCCTCAAGCAGCAGGAACTGCGCCTCGAGGAAATCCGCGAACTGAACAAGGCGACCGCCGCCCAGATGGAGACCCAGGCCGCCGTCGACACTGCCCGGCAGAAGCAGATCGACGCCTGCGTCAACGACAACAAGGGCCTGATCGGCAAGCAGCTCGGCGCCTCCTACCGGTCGGTGGTGGAGGACTGCCAGACCCAGTACCCGGCCACCCTCGGCAGCGACATGCAGGCCGCCGCCACCACCACCGGCACGGGCGACGACGGCGGGGTGAACCCCGGCGCCCTCCTCGGGGCCGGCGTCCTCGGTCTCGGTCTCGCCGTCGCCGTCCGAAAGAGCACCAAGAGTCACCCTGCGTAGTTCTTACTACCGGTCGGCACCCCGGAAAGACCCGCCCACACCCCGCAATAGAGCCCCCGACCAGGGGCTCACCCCCAACGAGATCAGTAGTAGTAACTACCGAAAGTGAGGAGCAAGATGGCGAGCGACACGGCCCCCGCGGCCGTCCCCGGCCCCCACGCCCCGCCCCCCAGCACCGCGCCCACCACCCCCAGCAACGGGCAGCAGCAGGGCGGGATCGCCGGGCTGCTCGCCCCCGTCGGACCCGCCCGCGCCGACTTCAACCTCGACCCCGCCACCGGCCCGGCCGACACCCCGGAGCAGGCCGCCACCGGAGTCACCAGCGACACCTACCAACTCGAGGAAGCCGCCCCCGAAAAGAACTCCGGGACCACCCGCAACGGCGGCGGCACGCCGAAGGAAGGCGTCGTCAAGGCGTGGCTGCGGGCCGGCGCCGAACGCTGGCGGAAAGGCGGCGACGCCCGCCTCAAGCGCCTCGACATCCAGAAGGCAAAGGCCCAGGCGCGGCAGGTCAAGGAAACCGTGACCGTGAACCGCTCCGAGAAAATGGCCGGCGGGTCCACGAATTCCAGTACCGGCAGCAAGAACAACGCCGCCGGGAAATCCCTGAACAGTAAGTCCAACGGGGCCGGAAACAGCGGCGGCACGGGGCCGAAGAACCGAGGGGCGGGCGGCACCAACAATTCCGGTGGCGGCCAGTCCGGCAGCACCGGCCGTAGCGGGGCGGGCGGCCAGACCGGCGGCGGCAGCCGCGGCAGCAACACCGGGACGAAGACCAGCGGCGACTCCCGGCGCACCAGCACGGGCCCCGGCAAGGACTCCACCGGTGGACGCGGCGCAGGCAAGGACAGCGGCTCCGTGAAGCAGCCCGGCGGCGGCAGCAGCACCGGGCCGAAGAACGACACGAAGCCGACCGGGCCGGGGCCGAAGACCAGCGGGAGCAGCGGGGGAGGCACCGGCAAGTCCGGGACGGCCGGCACGCAGGACCCGGCCGGGAAGCCGGGCAAGGACGCCCCCAGCCCCAAGACCTCCAGCACGGCCAAGGACACCAGCAAGCAGGCCAAGACCGGCCCGGCCCCCGACACCGGCAAGAACACCCCGACCGGCAAGGAGAACCGGCCCACGGGCCCCGAGGCGAAGGACGCCGGGTCCACGGGCGGCACGGGCAAGGTCAGCCTCGACAAGACCGGCCGCAAGAACGACAAGACGACCGACGGCACGGGTACGCCCGACAAAGACCCCAAGACGCCGCAGGACGGCGGCACCGGCACGCAGAAGACACCGCACGGCGACAAGGACACCGAGCCCCGCAAGCAGCCCGGCCCGCGCGTGCCCGCCCAGCGCATCAACCTCCAGAACTCTCGGGAGGCCGGCTACCGCGACGGCACCCGCGCCGCCAAAACCGTCGCCCACATGCACGCCTGGCGCGACGGCGCCCGCGACGGCTACGCCGACACCACCCAGGTCGCCGCCCGCGAGAAGACCCGCCTCGATGAGGCCCACGCCCAGCGCAAGCAAGCCCGCACCCACCCCGAGGACCAGCCCGTGACCGCACCCGCCTCCAGCGCCGACTACCAGACGGTGCCGCCCAAGCCCGACCACGCCCCCGGACCCCAGCCCGTCCCCGTCACCAGCACCGACGCCACCCACGTCCACCTCGGTGCCGGCGCCGCCCGCGACCGCATCAGCCGCGGCGAGGTCCGCACCCTCCGCCAGTTCCAGCAGCGCCTCGAGACCAAGGCCGACACCATGACCCGCGTCGGCGACGCCACCCGCGTCCTCGAGCAGCACGCCCAAGAGCAGGCCAAGCAGATCACCCAGCTCCTCGAGCAGGCCCGCGGCATCGCAGGCGGCGACAAACTCGTCACCGCGCTCACCAAGCTCGCCGACCACGCCCAGGTCCAGGTCGGCAAGGCCGGCGAGATCCGCACCCGCGCCGCCCGCGCCGCAGAAGCCTGCAAGGCCCTGACCGCCAACACCGACACCCGCTACGGCGGCATCTACCAGGCCGTCGTCGACTCGCCCGAGACCAGCCCCGCCGAAATGGCCTACTACCGGAACATGGAGACCGCCGGTGCCTGACCTGACGTACGCCCAGCTCGCCAAGCAGACCGCCGCCCTGGCCCGGGATGTCACCCGCTCCAGCGAAGCCATCCGCGGCCACGCCAAAAGCCTCGCCGACGAGGCCAAGGACACCGCCCGCCTCGCCGAATCCATCGGCGCCCTGAAAGTCGACTCCGCCACCGTCGCCGAAACCCGCGAACTCGCCCGCCTCATGGACGGCCTGGCCGCCGGCGTCATCGACTACGCGGCCGCCGGGGACACCACCGCCCGCGCCGCACAGGCCGCCCACGACCAGAACCAGGCCAGCCACGCCCGGATCGGCGAGGCCGCCGCCCGCTCCACCGCCGGCCGGGAGGTCTACGACATCGACCGCGGCTGGCTCACCCAGGAATAGCCCCCGCCCCCGCGGCCGGGACCACCCCGGTCCCGGCCGCCCCGCGAACCCCCGCCCAAGGAGCCCCCGATGAGCCAGCCCACCACCGCCCCCGCCCGCCCCGCAGCCACCGAACGCGCCATCGCCTACACCACCAGCCTCGCCCCCATCGCCGTCGGCACCCTCGCCCCCTTCCTCGAGGGTTCCGCCGCCTTCACCGCGGCCATCGCCTACGGCACCGGAGCCGGGTTCCTCGCCGCGAACTACATGAACCGGCTCCCCGACCACCTGGTCGACCAGCTCCCGGCCGGCGACATCATCCGCGCCCACCGCTCCCCCCTGTTCACCTCCACCCTCACCACCGGCATGGCCCTGGGCATCGGAACCCTCATGGGCCCCGACGGCGCCGACGCCCTCATGGCGGGCATCCTCAACGTCCCCGCCAACCCCATCCCCGGCATCGTCTCCCTCGGCTGGTGGGCCGCCGTCGCCCTCGTCCCCTACAAACTGCGCCTCGTCCTCGCCCGGCAGCGCAAACCCAAGCCCCTCACCGCCGCGCCCCCCGACACCCCGACGGGCGCGGCGGCGCCCCGCACCCCGGCAGAGAAGATCGCCTACCGCTGGCACCAGGTCATTTCCAACCGGGACACCGGCACCCACAAGGGCCAGCACCTCACCGTCCGCACCATCTCCGCCATGCGCTGGCAGGGCACCATCACCGCCCCCACCGGCGCCTCCGTCACCGTCACCGCCGACACCATCTCCTCCGCCTACCAGCTCCCCGCCGACTGGATCACCATCCGGCCCGGCACCCACACCGGCGAAGCCCACATCACCGTCAACCTCCAGCCCCCCGCCGAACTCGACCCGTCCACCCTCACCGGAGCCTGGACCAAGTGGGCCGCCCGCGCCGGTGGCGTCATGGCCGGCACCCACCTTGAAGAAGTACGCCCCGACCCCGTCACCGGAGGAGAAGTCGCCCGAGTCGTCGCCGACGACAACACCGACGCCCTGCCCACCCCCGACATGCGATCCCTCGTCGGAGCCCTCCGCACCAGCCCCCTGCTGCTCTCCTACGAACCCGGCACCAACCCCCGCAAGGCCGTCGTCCGCCTGATGAAGGAAAACCCGCTCCGCGCCGGCGTGCCCTTCCCCGGCCCCCACGCCCTGCTGCCGTCCGAAGGCGGCTACATCCGCATCGGCGTCGCCGTCTCCGGCCGCCCCGTCCGCCTCCAGCTCCTCGACCCCAAACTCGGGGCCCGCCACGTCATCGTCACCGGCGTCACCGGCTCCGGAAAGGGCGGCGTCCTCCAGCTCATCGCCCTCGCCTCCCACCTCGCCGGAGCCGTCATCCTCTACGGCGACCCCAAGGGCTCCTCCAACCCCGCCATCGAGCAGATGGCCGCCCACTCCGGCCTCGGGGAAGACGGCGCCCTATGCACCCTGCGCATCGTCCGCGCCCTCGTAGAACACCGCATCAACGAGACCGCCCGCCTGAAGCTGAAGAACTTCGACCCGTCCGTCATGCGGCACGTCGTCGTCATCCTCGATGAAGCGTCCTCCCTCCTCGGAGACAAGGCCCAGCACCGCGCGGAAGCCAGCAGCATCATCGACCTGGTCGCCCGCAAGGGCCGCTCCCTGGGTGTGTCCCTCGTCCTTGCCAACCAGATCCTCCAGCTCGACCAGCTGGGCGGGAAGTCGTCCATCCGGGACAACGTCGTCGGCTCCGGCGGCGTGGTCATGCTCCGCTCCGACTCCTCCCAGCGCAACCTCATCGACCTGCCGCCCGGCATGGAATCCGTGAACCCCGCCGACATCCCCGCCACCTGGAGCGGCGAGGACGACACTCTCGTCTATACCGACGACGTGAAACTCGCCGACCCCGAATCCACCTTCGGCCTCGGCTACTTCATGACCACCGACGGCGTCTGCTCCATGGGCCGTTCCCTCACCCTCGAGGACGCCACCGAACACGTCGACCCGGACAAGGTGGAAGTCCCGGACGACTGGCCCGACTGGGACGACCGCGACGCCATCGCCGCCACCTCCACCCTGGAGGGCGCAGACAGCGACGACACCGGCCTGGACGACGACGGCAGCGGCGGCACCGCGTCCCTGCTCTCCGGCATCGACCTCGGACCGAAGAAGGGTCCCACCGCCGAAGAGAAGATCCTCGATGCGCTCCAGAGCTTCGCCGACCCGGCCGGCCTCGAGACCATCTACACCAGCCGCGAGACCATCAGCCGCGTCTCCGGCGTCACCGGCTCCACCCTCGACAACACCCTCGGCAACCTCCGCCGTAAGGACTTGATTCACCGGGGCGCCGACTGCGGGCGGGAGCGCGGCACGTACGCCCTCGGTCGCCTCCCCGACGACGCGTAGCGCAGCGACCCCAGGCGACCGGCCCCCGGAACCCACTCCGGGGGCCGGCGCATGCCCGGGGGAAGGGCCCTCAGACAAACCCCGGAATCTGCGGCAGCATCACAGGTGTCGGCCCGGCCCGGTGTCCCCGCGCCCCCGGGCCGACACGCCAGACCCGCCCGGCCACCCACCCCCTGGGGCGTCCGGGCACCGCGGCCCTCGCACCTCCCCCAATCCCCCGGCGGACGTGCGAGGGCCGCACCCATCCCCGGGGCCGGCAGGGGGAACACCCCGCCCAAAATCAGCGATCATCCGTACAAGGCGCGGGGCCCGACAACCACACAACGAGCGGGAGCCCCACCGCCATGCCACCCTCCAAAGACAAGCAAATAGAAGTCGAAACCCGCCGCACCGAGCTGCTCCGCATCCGCCGCAGGCGCCCCAAGGTGCCCTTCGGCGACCCGGAGATCCTCGCCCTCGGCTACACCTCCGAAGACTCCGCCCGCAAAGACTTCTACCGGATGCTCGAAACCCGCAGGAAAGCCCTCGACATCGAGGTCAGCGCCTACCGCGAGGAACAGAACGAGATCCTCGACCAGCTCCTCGAAACCCACCTGCCGCCCGCCGTCGCAGGCGACATCAAGTCCAGCGAACTGTGCCTGAAACTCCTCGAGCGGCAGGCCAAGCTGAACGGCTGGGAAGAAGCCCTCAAGGCCGAACTGTCCGGCCCCAACGGCGGACCGATGCGCGTCAGCGGCGCCACCCTCGCCGAACTCCGCAACCTCATCCGCGCCGCCGGAGACCCCGACGACGATGACGACACCCTCGAGGACCTCGAGGGCACCGACCCCGACGACGAAGCCGATGACGACGGCGACCACACCTGACGTCCTGGACGGAGCCGACGGCAGCGTCGCCCGGCAGGCGGAGGAATACCTGGCGCTCCGGGCGGAATACCGGCGCCTGAACCGGGCGCAGCGCCGCCGCATCGCCATCAACGCCAGCGACGACGTCCGGCCCGTCCTCGCCCAGATCGAACGGGAGATGGCCCTCGAGCGGTCCCCCGGCGCCATGTCCGCCGTCCTCACCGACGGCCGGGAGAAACAGGCCCCGCACCTCGACCTGATCGACCGGGTGTTTAGGGACATCGCCCGCGGCCGCCCCCGCAAGGTCCTCATCACCATGCCCCCACGGCACGGCAAGAGCCGGCGGGCCGCGCGCTGGGCGCCCCTCTGGTACCTATCGCGGCACCCCGACCACCGGGTGATGATCGCCTCCTACAGCGCCGACCTCGCCGACGACCACGGCCGGTGGATCCGCGACGCCATCAACACCTACGGGGACCAGATCGGGCTCGCCCTGCACGCCGGATCCAAGGCCGCCAACCGCTTCGACCTCGCCGACCAGGACGGCAACCGCCTCGAGGGCGGCCTGGTCACCGCCGGCGTCGGAGGCGGTCTGACCGGCAAGGGCGCGCACCTGGCCATAGTCGACGACCCGATCAAGGACGCCGCCGACGCCGAATCCCCCACCATGCGCAAACGCCTGTGGGACTGGTGGACCTCGGTCCTCAACACCCGTGTCGAACCCGGCGGCAGCATCCTGGTGATCCAGACCCGCTGGCATGAGCAAGACCTTGCCGGGAAGATCCTCGAAGGCGAGGACGCCGACGACTGGATCCGCCTGGACCTGCCCGCCATCTGCGACAGCAAAGACGACGCCCTGGGCCGGGAGATCGGCCGCCCCCTGTGGCCCGTCCGCTACGGCGTCAAAGCCCTCGAGAAGATCCGCCGCGCCGTCGGGGAGCGCGTCTGGTGGTCCCTCTACATGCAAAAGCCGCGCCCGCTCGAGGGCGGCGTGTGGAAGTGGCCGTGGATCACCGACAACCGCATCACCCCCATGGCGTTCCGCGGCGTCGACCTCACCCGCATCGTCGTGGCCGTCGACCAGGCCGGAGGCGAAGGAGACAACCACGACGAAGTCGGCGTCATCGGCGCCGGCCGCACCCACGACGGCCACCTGTACGTCCTCGCCGACCGCTCCGCGAACATGGGTGCCGACACCTGGGGCCACGAAGCGTGCCGCCTCGCCATCGAACTCAAGGCGGACGCGTTCGTGGTGGAGGACAACTTCGGCGGCGACCAGTCCGCGCAGATCCTCCGCCAGGCCTGGGCCGACCTGGAACGCGCCGGGGAGGCCAAGGGCCTGCTGACGCCGCGGATCATCCCGGTGCACGCCAAGCAGGGTAAGAAGCTCCGCGCCGAACCGATCGCCCAGCTCGCATCCCAAGGGATCGTGCACCACGTCGGGGAGTTCCCTCGCCTAGAGGGGCAACTGGTCACCTGGATTCCGGGCATGAACTCCCCGGACCGGATGGACGCCTACGTCCACGCCTGCACCGAGCTCGCCGACCCCATGCGGGAAGGCCTGGGCGCCCAGCACTACAGCGATCAGCGGTTGCGTGGACGACGGTGAGGGGGAACCCGTCACGCCCGGTCCCCGTACCCTGATCACAGGCGCGGGGCCTGAGTTGTGCGGAGGGCGGCAGTGGGCATCGTGTCCGGCCTGAAGCGCGTCACGATCGACGCGTGGTCCTGGCTGAACTACAAACCGATCTTTGCCGACCCTCGCGGCATGCCGCACCGGCGCGCCTTCCCCGAAGCCAAAGCCACCTGGGTCCCCCCGGAGGACGAACGCCGTCTCGCCGCTTACAAGCTGCTGGCCGCCTACGACAACAACCAGGCCGCCGAACTCTCCGAGGTCATGGACGGCCCCGAGGCCCGCGAGAAACGCGAGTTCGGCGACCCGTCCATGTTCGTCGACGCGATCCTCGCGCACGTCCTGGGCCGGGAGCAGCACATCACCGTTCCCGGCGCGGACGCCACCGACGCCACCGGGAAGCCCACCGCCGGGGTGGAGGCCGCGGAGCGGGTGCAGACCCTGCTGCGGGACTGGGCCGAAGCCGAACTCCTCGCCATGCGGGTGCAGCAGACCGAGCGCAAGGCGGTCGCGCTGGGGGACGGCGTGTACCGGCTCGCCTGGGACCCGGCCAAGCAGCGCGCCACCGTGAGGGCCGTCGACCCGGGGTTCTACTTCCCGGTGCTGCCCGAGGATGGCGACGGGGAGTTCCCCGAGCGGGCGCACTTCGCGTGGGAGCTCCCGGAGGACCCACGCCGCGACCTCAAGCCGCGGATCCGGCGCATCACCTACGAGCTCGGTTCGATCGGCCCGGCCACCGCCGCCGGCGTCGACCAGGACGGGCGGGCGGTGCGGGCCGTGCGCACCATGGAAGGCCCCGACGGCAACCTGGTGCCCGTGGTCGGGCAGGGCGACACCGTGGACCCGGACACCGGGACCGTCACCCGCCTGTACGCGTGGAACGACCAGCCGTCGTACGTCACCTGCTACCTCACCGACGCCACCTGGAACCTCGAGGACCTCAAGGGGCAGGTGGACGTCGACTCCCTGCCCCTGGACAAGGCCGTCTTCGCGACCCGCTCCGACGGCGAAGTCCTGGACCACCTCGACCTGCTCATCGACTTCATCCCGGTGGTGCACGTCCCCAACACCGTGCCCCCGGCGGAGGAACACTGGGGGCAGTCCAGCCTGGCCAAGGTGCTGCAAGTCTTCGACGAACTGGCCGGCTCCGACACCGACTCCGCCCGCGCCTCCGCCACCACCGGCCTGCCCATGATCGCCATATCCGGCGTCAACGACCCGCGCGCCCAGATGGACGTCGGCCCCGGCGCCATGTTCAAACTCGGGGAGAACGGCAAACTCACCGCCGTCGACACCTCCCCCGCCCTGCGGGAACTGCGCGAGCACACCCACGACCTCGCCGACCGGGCCGCGAAGGTCGCCCGGCTACCCGCCGTCGCCCTGGGCACCATGAACCCCTCCCAGATGCCGTCCGGGTACGCCCTCCAACTGTCCCTGGGCCCGCTCGACTCCCTCATCGCGTCGATGCGGCTCGCCCGGGACCACAAGTACGCGCTGCTGCTGAAGTTCGTGCAACGGCTGCACCTGGCCGGGCAGCACCCCGACTGGGCCGGCGTCCAGGTCCTCCCGGCGAAGCTCACCTTCGGCCCGTACACGCCCACCGACCGGGCCGCCATCCTCGAACAGGTCGCCCTCGGCGTGGAGAAGGGCGTCCTGTCCAAGGAAACCGGCATCGTCATGCTCATCGAGGCCGGCTTCCCCATCGAGGACGCCGCCGAGGAACTCAAGCGGATCGACTCCCGCGCGTTCATCGACGCCCGCGCCCTCGCCGATGCCCTCGGCAACCCGGACGAGGTCGCCCGCTTCCTCAACCGGCAGGCCCCGGACGAGCCCGAGACGCCGCCGGTGATCCTGCCCCCGGCCGGAGGCGACGAGGACGAGGACGACGCCCCGGACGGGACCGCCGGGGAAGGCGGGGGGAACACCCCATGACGAACTGTGGTGTCCTTGATCTAGGCGCGGGGCCTGACTTGTCCACGGGAGGACTGTCCCTCATGCGTCGCCCCACGCAGCGTCCCGCCGCCCCCGGCTGGGTCCACCCCTACACCGGCCTCGCCGGTCTCGCCGTGTTCTACAACGACGGCGGCGACCCGCCCGCGGACCCGCCGAAGCCCGGACCGCCTCCCACCCCCGCCCCGTCCCCGCAGTTCACCCAGGACGACCTGGACCGGATCGCCGCCAAGGAGAAGGCCCAAGGGCAGCGGGCCGGCGCCCGTCAGGCCCTCGAGGACCTTGCCACCGAACTCGGCTTCACCAACCCGGACGACGTGAAGACGTTCGTGGCCGCCGCCCGCAAGGCGCAGCAGGACGCCCTCACGGAGGAGGAGCGCCGCCGCCAGGAACTCGAGCAGCGCGAGCAGGAGCTGGCCACCCGCGAGGCTGCCGCCACCGCGCGGGAGCGGGCCGCGAACCGGCGGGCCGTCCTGGTCGGGCTCGGCGCCACCGGCGACGACCTCGAGGACGCCGCCGCCCTGCTGCGCGTCGCGGACGACGCCGACGACCAGACCGTCCAGGACGCCGCCGCCGCGCTGAAGGAGCGCCGCCCCGAACTGTTCGGCACGAAGCCCGCCCCGGCGCCCAGCGCGCTGCCGCCCGCGCCCGGCGGGGCCCCCGCCGGCGCGCCCCCGGCCCGCACCACCCCCGGCAAGGACGACGCCAAGACCCGGGCCCGCGAACTGGCCATCAAGATGGGCTACGCCAAGCGGCCCGACGCCGCCTGACCAGCGGCCCGCAGACCGAGGGACCACGCCCTCTCTCCTCCCGTGGACGACACCCGCCAGGTGTCCGCACCCCCGCAGTGCAAGCAGTCCCCATGGGAGGAGATCGGCGTGGACATCCAGCCGACCACCACACAGGCGACCAGCACGGCCGACCGGCCGTGGCTGCTGTCGACCTACGGCACCGAGACCAACAAGACCGTCACCCTGGACGTCAGCAAGTTCACGTCCGGCACCCACTACACGGCCGCCGCGAACGGCGTCCCGAACCGGCTCAAGTCCGGTCTCCCGCTCGCCAAGGTCACCGCGTCCGGCCTGTACGCCCCCTACGCGTCCGGCGCGTCCGACGGCACCGAGGTCCTCGCCGGGCTCCTGGAGACCGAGACCGCGTTCAACACCGGCTCCACCAAGGTCGGCGCCGCCCTGCGCATCGTCGGCGACGTCGCCCGCGCCAAGCTGCCCGTCGCGCTCACCGTCCCCGCGGCCGCGAACCGCTCCGACTCCATCCACTTCTCCTGAGAAAGGGCGTGAACCCAGATGCTTGAGGCCCTGCTCAGGGACATCACCCCGACCGACATCATCGCCTTCGCCCGCGAGGTGCAGACCCCGGCGGACTACGCGCTCACCGCGAACGTCATGCCGGAACGGCAGATCAACGGCGTCAAGTTCAAGACCCGCCGCACCAGCCGCCGCGTCAACGCCGCGAAGTACCGCGCCTACGACGCGCAGACCCCCGTCGCGTCCCGCGAGGTCAAGCGGATCGAGACCGAGGGCATGCTGCCCCCGCTCGGCCAGAAGTACCTCGTCGGTGAGCTGGAGACGATCCTGCTGGCCGCCCGGCGCGGCGCGGACGCGAGCGAGCTGGTGGAGTCCCTCTACGAGGACACCGCCGCGCACAGCCTGTCCATCCGCTCCCGCCTCGAACTTGCCGTCGGCGACCTGCTCACCGACGGCAAGTTCACCCTGTCCGGGGAGAACGGGCTGACCATCGAGTACAACGCGCAGGTCCCCACCGCGAACATGCCCACCGCGGCAACGGCGTGGACCAACCCGGCCGCGGACGCCATCGCGGACGAGATGGCCTGGCTCGAGGTGCTGCGCGCCTCCGGAGCGCCGATGCCGGAGAAGGTCGTCACCTCCTACAAGGCACGCGCCCTCCTCGCCGGGAACGACGCCTACCGGTCCGCCTACTACGGCTCGGTGAACCCGTCGAACACGCCGACCGCGACCCTCGCACCCAACGAGGTCGACACGGTCCGCGCCCGGTACAACCTGCCCCCGATCGAGATCTACGACGTGCAGATCCCGAAGGACGACGGCAGCATGGCCCGCCCGATCCCCGAGGACCGGTGGATCATGGTGCCGCCGAACCGGCAGCAGTGGGGCGAGACCCAGTACGGCATCACCGCCGAATCCATCGCGCTCACCACCGGCGACAACCCCGCCATCGAGCTGGAAGAGGCGCCCGGCATCATCGTCACCCACGGCTGGCAGGACGACCCCGTCCAGGTGTGGACCAAGGGATCCGCCGTGGCCATGCCGGTGCTGTACGTGCCGGACATCCACATCACCGCCAAGGTGTTCTGATGGCGCGGCTCGTGACGGACACCTTCGTGAAGGACCCGCAGACGCGCCTCATGGTGCATCTGCGGGCCGGTGAAGAACCCGCACCCGAGTACGCGGAGCTCGTGACGAACCCCGCCGCGTGGGAAGACGGCAAGCTCCCCACCTCCGCCAAGTCCAAGGCCGACTCGTCCGACAAGGACGACGACGCCGAGGACGCCAAGCCGGCCGCGCGTAAGACCGCGGCCCGCAAGCCGGCTCGGGGCCGGAGCGCCGCTGACGAGGGCGACAGCGGCGACTAGCGGCGTGCGGGCCCGCCCCAGGTGGGGGCGCCAACCGGCGGGCCCGCACCCGCACACCCTTCCCACCCCACACCACGCCCCAGGAGGCCAGCAGTGGACACCGCCGTACGGTCCTGGCTCCTCGCCGAACTCGGCACCGCAACCGACCTGGTAGACCTTGAGGCCCGCTACACCCGCCTCGGCTCGGCACGCGCCGTCGCTCTCGAGATCCTCCGTGAACGCCTCGCCGCGCTGCGTGCCCAGCCGTCCACCGTCAACGTGTCCGGTGTCGTGGCGGTCGGCTTCGCGGAGAACATCAAGGCGTACGAGCGGCAGATCGCCGCTCTCGAGAACGGGGAGCCGCCCGCCCCCGACGACCCGACCGACGGCAGCACCGGCAGCGGTCTCGGCATGCTGCGCCTGGTCGAACGGCCACGCCGATGACCACCCCGGTCCGGCGCCGCGGCCGCACCCTGCGCCAGCGTCTCCTCGGCTACATCACCAGCGCCGTCAACCGGCTCCGGCAGGCGTGGGCGATCCTCACCGGCGCCCAGAACCGGCTCCTGGCCGCCCTCGCCCGCATCCGGCCCGGCCGCAGTGCTGGCAGCGGCCAACGCCTGCGCGCCGCGGTCGCCGACTTCAACACGTCCCTCGCGGCGTTCAATCGGGCGGCGATGGCGATGGCGGAACGCTGGGCCGCCACGGACCTGCCGGTCATCTACCGCGAGGGCGCCTGGACACTCCTCGACAACGCGCTGCGCCCCACCACCCGTTTCTCCTGGACCGCCCGGCACCAGGCCGCCGTCACCGGCCTGTCCGCCCAGTACTACGCCGACCTCACCAGCCGCATCCAGGAGACCCTCCGCCGCGCCCGCGCGTTCCTCCGTGCCGCACAGGACGAAGCCCGCGACCCGGTCTCCGCTCGCATCGACACGGCTCGGCTGCGCGCCGACCACTCCCTCGACACCGTCGTCTACGCCAACAACTCGAAGCATTCGGTGGAGGCGTGGGCGAGTGCTGCGGTCACCTGGCAGGCCGTCACCACCGCCAACACGGCGGCCGCCCGCACCGCGCTGGACGAGCTCGGCACCGAGTGGGTGGAGGTCCGTGACGGAAAAGGCTGCGGGTGGCGTGACCATCAGGACCCGGACAAGGCCGACCGCACGCTGCGCACCGTTCAGGACGCCCTTGCTCACCCGACCAGTCACGCCCACTGCGTCCGCGAGTTGCTGCCCCGCCTCGACCTCATCGGCCGAACCGACATCCGCACAGGAGCCCTCCTATGACCGCGTCCCGATTCCGTAAGAAGCCCGTAGAGATCCAGGCCATGCACCTGTCCGAGCCGAACACGCCGGACTCCGTGGCCTCCTGGTGCGGCGGTCGAGTGGTCGGCGACGGCGTCACCGGTCATCGGTACTCCATCGAGATCGACACTCTCGAAGGGACCATGCGAGCCGATTTCGGCGACTGGGTGATCAGGGGTGTGGTCGGAGAGTTTTACCCATGCAAGCCGGACATCTTCGAGGCAACTTATGAGCCCGTCGATGAATGAGCAGCCCGCCGAGCCGCAGGCCCACGGCGTCCGCATCACCGCCCAGCCCGGCCACGCCACCATCACCATCGGCGGCACCCCCCTCCCGTTGAACATCGTCACCGGGTACGCCGTCCAGCACGACATCGCGGGCGGGCTCCCCCTCGTCGTCCTCCACACCCGGCAACCGGACGGCGTCGCCTTCGAGGGCCTCGCCCGCGTCGCGGTTGGCGTCAGCCAGACGCCCGGCGAGCTGGTGGCCGCTTTCCTCGCCGAGGTCGACCCGGAGATCCTGGACCAGCAGGCGCTGAACCGGGCCGACTACGGCGGCGGACCCGGCGCCACCGCACGCGCCATGCTCCAAACCCTCACCGAGTGGGCCAAGGGCGGTGGACGCTGATGGCCGGCCTCGACCTCTCCTCCGTCGCCACCCTCGTGGAGGGCTTGGTCCTCCTCGACACCGTGCGGTTCGCCACCCCTGCCGGGGGGCCGCCCGTCTTCGACCCGGGCACCGGCCAGTACACCGCGCCCGAGGGGGTCATCATCTACGAGGGACCCGGCGCCGTGCAGGTCGCCGGCACGGTAGGCGGCGTCACGTCGTTGCCCGTACCGAACCTGCCCTGGTCCGACGAGACACGGTCCAAGTACAAGGCGCTGACACCGCTCGCGGCGCCGATCGCCGAACGGGACACCATCGTCACCGTCGTGACCGTGCACGAGGGGGGTGACGTGTCGCTGATCGGCCGGCAGTGGCGCGCCCAGGACCCATCCACCGGCGGCACGCTCGGTGTGGTCCGGGTGACGACGCTGGACCAGATCCAGCAGACCCGAGAGACCGGGTGAGCGGCATGGACCTCGAGGACCTGGGGCCCCGCCTGGAGCGGGCAGCGGACCGGGTGGGCCCGGAGGTGAACCGGACGGTGCAGCAGCAGGCCCGCCTCGCCAAAGCAATGATCCGGTTCAACGCGTCCGGCAGGCCGGGCCCGAACATCATCACGGGGCAGTACTTCGACTCGTGGCGCACCGAGCCGTTCCCCGTGCCTGACGGCGGAGGAGCGACGGTCGGCACCGACCGCCCGCAGGGCCGTCGCCTGGAGTTCGGGTTCTGGGACATGACGGACAGCATCGGACGGCACTTCTTCCAGCCGCCGTACCCGCACGTGGAACCCGCCGTGAGCGAGCTGTCGGCGGAGTACGCGGACGCGTTCAAGGACGCCCTGGACCGAATCTTCGGGGGCGCGTGATGATTGAGAGACGGCCCGTCACCCTGGGCCTGCAAACCCTCCTCGCCACCCTTACCGGGCGCCCCGTCGGCCTGCGCAGCGTCCCCCTGGACAATGCAGGCCGTCCGGTCGCGCCGCCGTACACGCTCCTGTACCCCCTCGACCGCAGCGACGACACCCGCACCCTCGCCGACAACCAACGGGCCGCTGTCCTGACCTACCAGGCCACGTTCGTCTCCGGCCCCACTCCCGGGGACCCCAACTCGCGTGGCGGGGACGAACAGGCGCAGTGGCTCACGGACCGCGCCTGGAAGGTCGTCGAACGGCCCGCCAACGGATCCCCTGGCTACGCGCACCCCATGAACGTCGGGCCCGGCGTCAACTGCTGGAAACGGGAGGCAACCGAGGCGGGGGGAACGTCCGACGCAGGAGATGGAATCATCACCAGTGTGATCCGATTCCGGCTCTTCCTCGAGGAGCAGCCGGCCGCCTGACCTTCCGGGGCCGGGCATCACCGCACCGCGGCGGGACCCCACGCGGACGCCACCACCTGCTGGTGGCCGCCACACCAGACACGTGTAGCAGGGGCCCCAAATCTCGGCCCCTATCCGCGAGGGGCCATCATGAGGTTCAACCGCAAGGGCACCAGCAAAATCCAATTCCTTCCGACGATCGCCGACGAGTCGCTGATCCCGACCACCGCCGAGATCACCGCCGGTACGGACTACACCGAGCAGATCAACGCCATCGAAGGCTGGTCCCTCGAGAACCAGCCCATCGAGACACCGGACATGGCGTCCACGTTCGTGTCGAAGATCGGCGGCGACGACTCCGCGGCCGACTCCTCCCTGACCTTCTACGAGGACTCGACGCTCGACGACATCGAGACCGACCTCGCCAAGGGCACGTCCGGCTACGTCGTCATCTTCTCCAAGGGCAACGCACCCGACGCCAAGGGCATGGACGTCTACCCCGTCACCGTCGTCTCCAACAGCAAGGCGTACACGGCGGACAACGAAGCCGCGAAAATCACCGTCCAGTTCACGATCACCGCACGGCCCCTCTTCAACGGGACCGTCCCCACCGCCCCGTAACCCTGGCCGGCTGACACACCCCTCCAAGCCCCCGGCCGGGCCCCGGTGTATCTGGGAAGGGCGCCGCGTGCGCCCGGCCGGGCCTTCCCAAAGGACCCGACATGAGCAGCAGCACCCCCGACTGGGGAACCCTGCGGAAGCGCCTCGACAACATCAAGTTGCCGGTGGCGGCCTTCACCATCTGCGAAGACCCCGACCTTCGACAGGACCTCGCCCGCGCCAAGGCCAACCACCAGAAGGCCACCGACCGGCTCGCCGCCGGCGACGACACCGAATCCGATGTGAAGGCCTTCCTTCAGAAGACGGTCGACACCGCCAAGGCGGACCTGGCAGCCGCACAGAAGGCGTTCGACAAGGCGTCCGTCACCCTGCGCTTCACCGCCCTGGAACGGAAGGCCCTCGAGGCGCTCCAGAAAGAACACCCGCCGGCCGAGGCAGACGAAGCCAACGGCGAAGACTTCGCGATGGAGACCTTCGCGCCCGCCCTCATCTCCGCCGCATCCCTGGACGGCATGCCCCTCGAGGACGCCCAGCACTTCCTCAACACGTGGTCGACGGCGGACGCGACGTCCCTGTGGCGGGCCGCCTGGGGAATCCAGCACCAGCAGCGGACCGACCTGGGAAAAGGCTGATCGATGATGCCGACTTCCGCGCACAGATGGAGCTCTGCCACAAGTGGGGCATCCCCCATTCGCAGTTCCGCGGGCACGGAGACGGCACCTGGTCGGACCTCGACCGCCGCAAGGCCCTCGCCTACGCCCACTACCTGCGCTCCGTATGCCCGACCTGCGGGACCCGGCCCGAGGAGTGGGACGAGCACCTGGGCGGTGACGAGGACGCCTACCGGGCCACCACCCACCGCTGCACCGGCTGCCAACTCATCCAGGACCGACAGAAAACCGTGCCCGACGGCGACGAGGGGCACGGCGTGAAAGTCGCATTGATCCCCACCAGCGTCGCCGCAGCCCTCGAACTCCACAGCCAGCACCACTAGCCCAGGAAGGAGCCCACCGTGTCCGAGTGGAATCTGTCGGTACGCCTCACCGGGCAGGGCTCCGACCTCGCACGCACCCTCCGCAGCCTTTCCCACGACGCCAACAACGCCTCCCGCAACGTCCAAGCCCTCCGCCGGAACCTCCAACAGCTCCGCCGCGAGACGCGAAACCCCATCCGTGTCCGCCTCGACGTGGACGCCGCACACCTCCGCAGTGCCGGCGCAGGGCAGGGCCTGGCCGTGAACCTGCGCCTCGGCAACGCCATGCAGCTACGGCGCGAGGTGGAAGATGCGGTGCGTTGGGCGACGTGGGGGCACCGCATCGAAATCCCCATCGGCCTCGCCGACCCGATGCAGCTGCGCCGGGACGTCACGGCCGCCGTGCGGTGGGCGCAGGACAACCAGCGGATCCGCCTGCGGGTCGACGCGGACACCAGCGCTCTGCGCGGCCTGGGCGGCACCCTCGGCGGCGGCTCGGGCTCCAGCAGCGGCGGCCTCGACATCGGTCTCGCCGGACTGCTACCCATCGCCACCGCCGCGATCCCTCTGATTGCCGGGCTGTCCACCAGCCTTGGGCCGCTCGCCGCCGGGTTCACGGCCAGCGGTACAGCAGCGACTGCGTTCGGGATCGCCCTTGCCGGACAGATCGGTCCGCTCACCGAGGTCGCGGACGCGCAGACGAAGTACGAGGAAGCAGTCCGGGAACACGGCCGGTCATCCGGGGAGGCGACGGAAGCACAGATCAAATACCAGCAGATCCTCGCCGAACTGCCGCCGGAAGCGCAGCAGGCCGCCATGGCGATATCGCGGCTGAAGACGAACTTCGGCGACTGGTCGGATGAGATGTCCGGCTTCACCATGGCCCCGCTCACCAAGGGCATCACCGTCCTCGACCAACTCATCCCGCGCCTGACTCCGCATGTGAAGTCGGCGTCCACCCAGCTGGACCGGCTGGTCACCGTCGCCGGCGGCGCCATCAACACGCCCGGCTTCGACGCGATGACCGCGAAGTTCGCCGACTTCACAGACCGGCAGCTGGACGAGATGACCGACGGCGTCATCCACTTCCTGCGTGTCCTGTCCGAGGGCGGTGCCTTCCAGGACGGGCCGATCGCCGAGTTCATGGCCTACGCCCGCGCGAACGGGCCTGCCGCCCGCGAAGCGCTGTCCGCTATCTCTGCGGCTGTAGTGACGCTGCTGCGGGCCGCGGCGGAGGCCGGGCCGACCATGCTCACCCTGGTCACCGCGTTCGCGAACCTGGTGGCGGCGCTACCCCCCGAACTGGTCGGCATCATCCTCCAGGTCGCCACCGCCCTGAAACTCCTCCAGCTCACGGGGGCGGGCATGGCCGTGCTCGCCGCCGGGCTGGGCCGGGTCCGTACCGCGGTGGCCGCCCTCGGCACCACGGCCGCCACCGCAGGCGGCGGCATCGCCGGACTGAGGGCCGCGTTCCTGTCCCTCGGGCTCGCTGCGCGGGCATCCATCGTCATTGCCGGGATCGCCGCCGTCGTCGTCATCTTCAAGGAACTCTCGGAGATCGGGAAGCAGGCCCCGCCAGACGTCGACAAACTCACCACCTCCCTCGGAAAGCTCGGGCAGACCGGCAAGGTCGCCGGCGAGGCATCGAGGGCGTTCGGCAAGGACCTGGGCGGCCTCGCCGACAGCCTGCGCACCCTCTCCAGGCCCTCCAATCTGGACAAGACGCAACAGTTCCTGACCAGCCTGGTCGGCATGGACTCCACCCCGGTCAAGGAAGCCAAGGAGGACCTGGACGCCGTCGACAAGTCCCTCTCCAACCTGGTGAAGGCCGGCAAGGGCGACATCGCCGCGGCAGCGTTCGAGCGGATCGCGGCCGCGATGCGCAAGCAGGGCATGTCCGGCAAGGAGCTCCGGGAGCAGCTGGACGACTACAAGTCCGCCCTCGCCGACCAGGCCTTCGAAGCCGAGCTGGCCGCCCAGTCGATGGGCATGTTCGGACAGGCGGCGCAGGAGACGTCGGCGAAGCTCGCAGACCAGAAGGCCAGCGCGGACGGTCTCCGCCAGTCGATCATTGCCCTGAACGACGTCAACCGGGCCGCCGGCTCCGCGATGTCCGCGTTCGAGCAGTCCATCGACGACACCACTAAAGCGATCAAGGAGCATGCCGGGGCGCTGAAGATGCGCGACGGGGAACTCGACCTCGGCTCCCAGAAGGCCCGCGATGCCGAAGCCGTCCTCTCCGACCTCGCCGCGAACACGGATGCCGCCGCGGCCGCTGCCCGGGAGCAGGGCAAGAGTTGGGAGTACGTCAGCGGCATCCAGGAGCGCGGCCGGGCTGCGTTCATCGACGCCGCCGACGCCATGGGCCTGTCCAAGGCGCAGGCGGAGGCGCTCGCCGACTCCTACCTGGCGATCCCTGACGAGAAGTCCACGCGGATCGACATGCGCACCGAGGACGCCATCGCCGGCCTGGACGCGGTCATCGCCGCGATCGAGGAAACCCCGGACAAGAAGTCCGTCACGGTGGACGCCCTCACCACCCAAGCCGTCACCATGCTGGAAAGCCTCGGCTTCAAGGTGACCGAGCTGAAGGACGGCCGTTTCAAGGTCATCGCCGAGACCGGGACCGCCGGCAGCGCCCTGGATGAGCTGAAGGGTCGACGCGACGGACTTCAGGACAAGACGATCACGATCGACGCGGCGACCGTGGGCGCGATCACGGACCTGGAGAAGATCAAGGCGAAGGTCGCCTCCACCAACGGCAAGACCATCACGATGAAGGCGCCGACCGCTGAAGCGCGCCGCCAGCTCGAGCTTCTCGGCTTCAAGATCCGGGACACCAAGGGGAAGAACGTCACCATCACCGTGCCGACCGGCTCGCAGCGCGCCAACGTCAGCGCCCTCGCCTCCGCCATCGCTGGGCTGCGGAACAAGAGCGTCACGGTCACCACCACCTTCTACGAGCGGCACATCGTCTCCAGCACCGGTGAGGCCCGCTCCCGCACCAAACTGCGACCCGGGTCGTACGCCGACGGTGCGGTGGTCGACTACTACGCCGATGGTGGCTTCAGCCCCCGAGTCCGAGCGTTCGCGAACGGCGCGGAGAACCACATCGCGCAGATCGCCCGCCCCGGAGCGTGGCGGATGTGGGCCGAACCGGAGACCGGCGGCGAGGCGTACATCCCGCTCGCCCTGTCCAAGCGGGAACGCTCCCGCGCCATCGCCGAGGAGACCATCCGCCGCCTCGGCGGCGACCCGGACACGGTCCAGTGGAACGCCAACGGATCCATCACCGACTGGCGCTACGACCCCGCCTCCGGGTCCCTGTACTCGCCGTCCGACGCCGGGTCGGCGGGCCGGAAGACGAAGAACGTGAAGGGCAAGGAAGTCTCCTACTTCGACCTTGGGGCGGTGGAGCGGAAGCTGGTGTCCGCGGGGCGCGCCACGGCCGCATGGAACCGCAACCTGGAGAAAGTCGCCGAACTCGCCGGCGGGGACGTCGCCCAGGCCCTCGCGTCGATGGGTAAGGAAGGCGAGGGCCTGGCCAGGAAGATGGCCACCGGGTCGAAGAAGTACATCGCGCAGATGAGCATCGCGCTGCGCGACCTTCAGAAGACGGCGCGGGCCACCCTCGGCGACTACAGCGTCCAGTTGAACCACGCCATGGGGAACCAGGACCTGTTCGTGAAGAACCTGTCCAAGCTGTCCGCGCAGGGGTACGGCGACCTTGCCGGGCAGCTCGCCGCGCAGAACGACCAGGCGGCCCGTGAATTGGCCGCGGCGGCGGTGAGCGACAAGAAGAAGGCAGGCAAGGCCAACACTGCGGCGAAGCGCGCAAACAACGCCCTGACCGGCGAGCAGGTGCGGGACCTGGTGCAGATCATCGCCGCGATCAGGAAGCCAACCACCGGCATCCACGACGTGGCAGCCGCTACCGGTCTGGGTGAGGACGTCATCATCGAGATCGCGACCAAGGCTCAGGGGCAGATCCAGACCGCCCTCGGCTCCCGGTCGGGCCGTTTCATTGCCGACCTGCGGAAGGCGAACGCGCACCAGGCGTATGCGGACGGCGGTATCCGCGCCGGCATGTACGCCACCCGCGACGGGATCATCCGCTTCGCGGAACCGGAGACCGGCGGGGAGGCGTACCTGCCGCTGTCCCCGTCCAAGCGCCGCACCGCGCTGCCCGTCCTCCACGACGTCGCCACCCGCTTCGGGCTGGGCCTGACCGACGCGCGTGCCACCCAGCCGGTCGTCATCGTCCACGAGTCCAGCCCCACCACCGTCCAGGTCACCGCCGTGCGTACCGGGGCGTCCGCATCCGACATCGGAGCCCAGGTCGGCCGCAGTGTCCGCCGCGCGCGTAGGGGAGGGGTGGCCGCCCGTGCCGCTTGATCTGATCGACTGGCAGTACGACCTGGGTGGTGTCCTCATCGGCACCGGCACCACGGTGGACGTCATCGAGACGACCGGCCTGGGCCGCCCCCCGGTACGGGAGTCCGATGTCGACCAGCCGTCCATGGACGGCCAGTTCGCCGGCCCCGACCACTGGGCAGGTCGGCAGGTCCAGATCGATGCCGCCATCCGCACCCCCGGCAGCCCGGCCGCCTGCCACGACATGGTCGCCGCGCTTCAGGCCGTCACCGACCCGGCCGACGTCCGGCTGGTGGGCGGGCAGGGCATGGTGCTGCGCATCAAGCGGCCCGGACGGCCGGTGAAAAGACTCACCGTGCGCGCCCGGAGGGTGGATCCCGAGTACGGGCAGGTCATTCACGGCTACGTGCCCCTGGACCTCGAGTTTTTGGCCCACGACCCGACCTTCTACGCCGACGAGGAATCCACCACCGAACTCCCGTTGGGCTGGCTGGCAGGTGGCGGATTCGCTGCGCCGGTGGTCGCGCCGGTCTATGTGCAGGACGGGACGGTGGCCGCGGACCGGCCCGGCTGGGTCACCAACGCCGGCAGCGCGGACGCCTGGCCCATCCTGCGCGTGATGGGGCCGTGCGCGAATGTGACCATCACCCACGTCGCCTCCGGACGCGCCCTGGCCCTGCCCACGCTGAACCTGGCGGCTGGCCGCTGGGTGGAGATCGACACCCGCCCGGGTTATCGCACCGTCACCTGGGACAACGGCGGCAACGCCTCCACCTACCTGTCCCCGAGCAGCCGCATCGACCTGTTCTCCATCCCCCCGGGGACGTCGGAGATGCGGTGGACCGCCTTCGACAACACGAACTCCGGCCGCCTCCGCGTCACCTGGCGCGACGCCTACATAGCCCTCTAGGAGAGCCGACATGGCACTGTTTGCACGGCCCATCCTCACCAACGGGGCCACCCACCCGGCGCAGCAATTCCGCATGCTGGTGCGGGACCTCGCCAACGGCGCGGAGGGCGTCACCCAGGGCGACGACCTGAAAGTGGCCCAACGTTCCACCCCCGGTAGTGGTGTGACGATCGGCGACGGCTCCGGGATCGTCCGCGGCCGCGCCAACACGTTCCAGGGCCACTACGCGGTGTGCAACATCGGAGCCGCTGACGTGCCGGTAGCGGCAACAGGGGGAACCGGACGATCCGACATGATCATTGTTCGGGTGGAGGACCCCGAATACGAGGGCAGCCTGGACCCGCAGGTCGATCAGGTCACCTACTTCGACGTCATCTCCAACGTGTCCGCCTCCGCCACGGTCATCCCCGACGGGCGCACCGGCATCCCCCTGGCCCGGATCGACATCCCCGCCTCCACCAGCACCATCACCAACGCGATGATCACCGACCTGCGGAAGATCGCAAACCCGCGCCGCCAGCGCCGCATGTACACCCACTCACCGGCCAGCGACTCCAGCCTGATCGGCTCCTCCACCACCTACTCCTACTTCTCCACCGAAGCCGGGCAGAACATCGCCATCCCCGACTGGGCCACCACCGCCCGGATCCGCGTCGACGTCTGCCCGCTGCGCTACAGCGTCGACAACTACTTCGGCGCCCTGCGCGCCACCTTCGGCTCCTCCCTGACCCTCCAGTTCACGTCCCTCGACGACAACCAGGGGACCGGCATCCGCAAAATTCCCGCGATCGTCGCCGACACCCTCACCATCCCCTCCTCCTACCGCGGCACCACCCAGCTGCTGCGCGCACAGGCCAACGGCGCCTCCGGCAACGGCGGACGGATCAACGTCACCACCAGCACGACGTTCGTGTACGACGTGGAGTTCGAGGAGGCTCCCAGGTGAGCGTCGCGCCACCGGCCAGGGTCCTCACCCGGCACGCTCTCACCGGTGCCTGGCTGTCGACCGCGCTACCGGTCACGGATCTGGAGTACGGGCCGGAAGTGTCCGGGCCCGGCGAACTGCGCGGCACCCTCTCCCCGCGGCTGGTCGCCTCCCATCCGACACTGGCCGACCCGGGCACCACGGAAATCTATGTGGAGGCCGAGGACCAGCTGGAGTGGGGCGGCCTGATCTGGGACGTCCGCGCACAGGGCAACAACTACACGATCGAGGCCGCGTCCTGGTCGTCGTACCTGCAGAAGCGTTTCGACCTGGACGGGGAGCACGGAGCCCGCGGCCCCTACGTGTATACAGACCGCTGCCAGGTCATCCGCAACATTTGGGCGTACGCGCAGTCCGTCCCCGACGGCGACATAGGCGTGGTCGTCGACTCCACCACCAGCACCTCTACGGTCGGCACACCGGCCGACGTCCACCACTCCTACTGGTACGACACCAAGAGCCTCGGGGACCAGGTCGACGAGCTTGTCTCCGACCAGGGGACCCCCGAATACACGTGCACCACGTCCTGGAACCCCGACAAGAGCGACGTCGTGAAGCGGATCCGGCTGGGCTGGCCGCGTCTCGGTGCCCGACGCAGAGACATCGAATTCTCGTCCGGCGTGAACATCATCGAGGAGCCCGAGGAAGCCCTAGCCGGGGACGACTACGCGCAGGTCGTCATCGGCACCGGCGCGGGCGACGGCAGCGCGAAACTCAGGCAGATCTCCGCCGTCCGCAACGGCCGGCTCCGCCTCGAGGCGGCCGTCGCCTTCCCTGAAGTCAACGGCACCGACGTCCTCAAACAGCGGGTGGAGTGGGAACGCGCGTGGCGGCAGACCCTGGGCGCGGTCGAGACGGTCACGATCCGCGACACCCCCGCCGCACCGTTCGGGTCGTGGCAGGTGGGTGACGACGTGTACGTCCGCATCCACAACGCCTGGACCAGCTACACCGGCTGGTGCCGGGTCACCGGCTGGACCATCAAGCCCACCGCGCCCGGCGGCCCGCAAGCACAGGTCTCCCTGAAACCGTCCGCAATGTACACCTACGGAGGTCAGTAATGGACATCGGGCGGAAACTCGCCGAACTCGAGGCGCGCCTGAACCGGGTGGAGGGCTCCCCACGCCTCTCCCATGCCGCACTCGACAACGCCAACATCGTCATCAAGGACGATGCCGGGCAGGTGCGGGGCCGGATCGGGATGCAGGACGACGGCACCATCGGCCTGATCGCCGTGGACGGGCCCGCACCCGGCGCCCCGAACACGCCCGTGGTCACCTCCACCATCGGCGGCCTACGGATCGTGTGGGACGGCACCCTCGCCTCCGGCCTGGCCCTGCCCGCCGACTTCGCTCACGTCGCCGTCCACGTCTCCACCACCGCCGACTTCACCCCATCAGCGGGCACCTACGTCGGCACCATCACCAAGGCCGGAGACGGCGGCATGCTGCCCGTCCTACCCCTGCCGTACGTGCCGCACTACGTCCGCCTCACCGCAGTCAACACCTCCGGCGTAGCGGGGGACCCATCGCAGGAGACCACCGCGACCCCCATCAAGGTCGACGGCCCGGACCTCCAGGCCGGATCGGTCACCGCCACCACCATCGAAGCTGGCGCCGTCACCGCGGAGAAACTGGAGGCGGTCCTCCAACTCGTCACCCGCCTGGTAGCCGGCGACCCGGCCGGCGCCCGCGTGGAACTCAACGAGGACGGGCTACGCGTCTACAACAGCCTGGGTGGGCTGGTGATCCAGTTCAACTCCGCCGACGGTTCCGCCGCCTTCACCGGCGCCATCACTGGTAGCACCGTCACCGGCGGACTCATCCAGACCGCCACCAGCGGTGAACGGATCGCCATCAACGAGTCCGGGAACAACCGAATCCTGGTTTACGACAGCGCCAACAAGGCGGTCGCGTCACTCACCCCCGGCGGTATCGGCCTGGCAGGTCCCACTGGGAACGCCATGTCCATCAGCCCTGCGACCACCTATCCGTCCATCCGATGGCTGAACGCCGCCCAGGACAAAACTGCGCGTATCCAGGTCCTCACCTCGGCGGCCGGGGACCTCAACCTGCAACTCCAGAACAGCATCGGCCACTCCCTGTACCTGCTGGAGAACCGTATCTACGTCGGTGGCACCACCCTGCAAGTGCTGCCCGCCGCCAGCGCCTCCAGCGGCTTCTACCTGGAGGCCGAGACCGGCCACACCGGGCACCTGTTCCGCCTGGTCCGTGACGGCGACAAGTTCACCGTCGACAAGGACGGCAACACGACCACCCCCGGCAGCCTGACCGCCGGGAACATCACCACAGGCCGCATCTCGATCACCCCTAGTGCCGCAAACGCGCCCACCTCCGCCAGCGTCAGCGGCCTGAACATCAAGGGCAGCACGATCCGGGTCGTGGCCACCCCCTCCACCTCCGTCCCCGGCACCTCGGTTCTCGGGGTCGGCGTCACCAACGTCACCACCACAGGTTTCACCGTATGGCTGACCCGCACCAACACTGCCTCCACCGGAATCGACTGGATAGCGATCGGATCATGACCACAGAGGCCGAACCCACGCCCGAGTCCGAGCCCAACCCCATCGAGCCCACCCCGCTGCCTGAGGAGCCGCCCCCTCCACCGCCGGACGAGGTGCCGCCGCCGCCTGCCCCGGAGCCGCCGCCCGCTCCCGACATGCCCACCACGCCGATCACCTTTGAGCCGGCCACCTACTACGAGGTCGACTCCGTCTGCCTGACTGCGGACAGGGGTGATGGCGAGCCGTGCCGCAATCTAAACGTGACCGCGACGGATCCGATGGTGTACTCCAACGCTGGGAAGCCGATCATTTTCTGCGGCGTGTGCTCCAAGTACCGGACCATCCTGTCCGCGACCAAGCTGGACCCGCAGCCCGAGGTGTCGTAACCCGCTGTCGGCCCGGAGCCGGGCGGGGGCAACGTCTGCCCCGCCCGGCCCGTAGCCTGACCACAGGGCGACCCTCCGCCCCCTCTGCTCCAGCCCCCGAGGGACGGCCGCACGCAGTGGCCCGCCACAGCATCATCAGCTCTGGGCGCGGGGAGATCCAGGAGCACGGGCAATGCCCGATCCGATCACACAACAGGACGAGCAGACGGCTGCCCGGAAGAAGACCGCTCCCGCCCCGGAGCCCTCCCCGGCCCCCAGCCCCGACACCACCGTCGTCGACACGGCACGGTACGAGCCGTACCCCGGCGCCGCGTTCTTCCACGGCGGCCGACACTCACCCCTCTTCGCGGCGATGGCCCGACGCCTCGATGCCGAAGGCTGCACCGACGGCCGCCACCTCGGACCGGACTGGACGACCGCCCACCGCGACGCGTTCGCCACCTGGCAGCGCACCCTGCGCCCCAAGGAGGGCGGCGACGTGTCCGGCATCCCCGACCAGGTCGCCTGGGACCGACTCCACGTCCCGCGCATCACACCCCTTCCCAAGGAGACCTGAGATGGCCACCCCGCTGTCCGCCACAAAGCTTCTCGCCGTACTCAAGGCCGAGGGCTGCAAGGTTGTCGAGTACCGGTCTTGGCGTACCCACAACCGCAACTCCAAGGGCGCCTGGGGTCCCGTCAACGGTGTCATGATCCACCACACCGTTTCATCAGGCGAAGACTCATCCGTCGCGCTCTGCTACAACGGGCACACCCTCCTGCCCGGACCGCTCTGCCACACCGTCGGGGGCAAGTCCGGAAAGCTGTACATGGTCTCCGCAGGCCGCGCCAACCACGCCGGCTCCGGCGACGGCGACGTACTGCGCGCCGTCATCAACGAAACCGCACTGCCCGCAGACAACCAGGCCAACACCGACGGGAACTCCCGCTTCTACGGCCTGGAGATCGTCAACCTCGGCAACGGCAAGGACACCTACCCCGCCACCCAGTACGACGCCGCAGTCCGGTGGGCCGCCGCGATCTGCCGCGCCCACGGCTGGGGCGCCGCATCGGTCATCGGCCATAAGGAGTGGCAGCCCGGAAAGATCGACCCCCACGGGCCTGTCGAGGGCCGCGGCCCCTTCAACATGACCGCCTTCCGCCGCGACGTCGCCGAACGGCTGAAGAACGCGGCCTCCTGGAGCTCCGGCTCCACCCCGAGCACGCCCGACACCGCGGAGGACCCCATGGCAGGGATGACCAAGCAGGACATCTACGAAGCGGTGTGGAGGACGGACGCCATCACCGCGCCCGCCACGGCCACAGACCGCGCCACGAACAAGACATGGGAGCCGCAGTCTTACCTCAAGGACATCGGCAACCGGGTCAGGTCGATGGACAGCCGTCTCGCCGCCCAGTCCGCCGCGATCACCGAGCTGACGAGGACCGTCACCCAACTCGCCACCAACAGCGAGTCCCTCGACGCCGACGCGCTCGTCCACCGCATCGAGCAGGCCATCGAAGCCATCGACATCCGCCTCGAAGTCACCAGCTGACCATCCCAGAAGAAACGAGACCTTCTCATGAGACTCATTGCCCGCGAACCCGCCCTGCTCCTGGGCCTCATCGCCGCCGGCGTCAAGCTCCTCGGCTACGAACTCGACGTGTCCGCCGGAGTCCAGACCGCCATCAACGCCATCGCCGCCGGTGTCGTCGCCGTCATCATCGCGTTCGTCGCGAAGAACGGCGCCTGGGCTGCCGCGGTTCTCCAGACCGCGCAGGCCGTCATGGCTTTGTTCGTCGGCCTGGGGCTCGACTGGTCCGCCGGCCGGCAGGCCCTGTGGATGGCGTCCATCGCCGCAGTGCTGGCTGTCGTGGAGCGGTTCATGGTCACCCCGCCGCTGGCGACCACCGGCCTCGAGCAGTCCAGCCCGCTCGCCAAGCGCGGCCCGACCGCGGTCTGAACTGTGACCCTCTGGCGCGCCGCCCGTCGACTGGCAGCGGCGTCGGCGCGCCACCAGAGGCCAAGGAGTGGCACCGGTGAATGAGCTGTCGGCCGTGAGCGTCCTTCTGCCGGGCGGGGCCGGGGCCATCGTGACTCTCATCGTGCTGCTCATCCTCCGAGGCAGTCTTGTCGCGCGGGCCGTCCTCGAGGACGTCCGCAAGGACCGTGACGACCGCGTCGCCGAGCTGGCCAAGGAGCGGGATGCGTGGCGGGAGGCGCATCGGCAGAGCGAAGCCGCACGAATCGATGCACAGAACCAGGTCGGTGAACTCCTCGAACTGTCGCGGATCGCCGATCACGTTCTTCGCGCTATGAGAGGGGAGGTGCCTGGGGATGCGATGGATCAGCCGGTTGCTGCGCCGCCGTCCTGAGCCCGCCCCGCAGCGCCCGAAGTCCACAGGCAAGCCGTCCGGGCAGCGGGAAGCGGAGCTGGCTCTCTCCCGCGCCCGGGAGGCCCGCCGGCAGGTCGAGGCATACCGTCCGGCCGTCGCGCGGGTCGCCGCGCGTCTCGCGCGTGAGCGTCAACAGAACCATTTCGCGGAGCTGTTTCGGTCCGCCTTGGAGGGAGGTCAGCGCTGATGAACTGGGCGCAGCTCGCAAACACGGCAGCATCGGGTCTGGTCGCCCTGGCCAGCATGCTCTTTGCTGTCGTCTACCACCTGCACGCACCGTGGCGGTCCACCGCGGTGGGCCGGCACCTGATGGGCTTCACCCTCGCAATAGGAGCGCTGGGCGCCTACACCGTGGCGATCACGATGTGGCCGGAGGGGGCTCCTGCCTCGGTGCTGCGAACGATCCGCACCGCGCTGATGGTGGTCATCGCCGCTCTGGTGGTGCAGCGAATCCACATGGTGATCACCGCCCAGCACCGTGGGGCGCTCCTCGACGCCCACCCCCCTCACGATCAGCCCGGTCCGCCGCCTTCTGCCTGAACTGGAGTACACGCACATGACCATGGTGAACGGCACGCTCCTGGGGGGCGGCGATTCGCGGCGGGTGGAGATGCGGGCCGCGCTAGTCGATGTGACCGGCGCCCCTGCGGTCGGCTATGTGCCCTCCCTGGAGGGAGAGCTGGTGCGCCCGGTGCCGATCACCCCCGACCAGGGTGGGGACTGGTCGGCGGACCTCACCCCGAACAGCCTGATCGAGTCGACGTCCGGGGACACCCTGTGGGCGGTGCAGGAGGGCCGCACCCTGTCCGGTGTTCCGATCATCACCCACATTCTGGTGCCCGAGGCCGGCCAGTGGTGGGTGGGGCAGCTGCGGGTCGACCTGGCAGACACACAGACCGGTCAGGGCAGCATCGTCTACGTGCCTGGCGAAGCCGGACCACAGGGGGCACAGGGCCCGGCCGGGCCGGCCGGTACCGACGGCCAGGACGGCACCCCCGGAGCCCCGGGCGCAGACGGTGAGGACGGGGCATCCGCCTACGAGGTGGCCGTCACGAGCGGGTTCACCGGCACACAGACGCAATGGCTGGCCTCCCTCGTCGGCCCCCAGGGCGAGCCGGGCGAGCAGGGCGAGCAGGGTCCGCCCGGCGCTGACGGTTCCAACGCGGACGCGGAGGCCTACACCGACACCGCCATGACCGCCGAAGTGGCGCGCGCGGATGCCGCCTACGAGCCGGCTGGGACCGCGACGGCCGCCGTTTTTGCCCACACCAGCGCGACCGACCCGCACGGGGACCGCGCATGGGCCGACAACAAGTTCGCCACCCTCACCGCCCTCGGCACCCTCAACGCCACCGTCACCGACCTCGGCGGCGCCGTCACCAACCTCGACGGATTCGTGCAGGACTGCCTCACCCGGGTCGCCGGAATCGAGCAGGGAACCGCCTGGCTGTCCGCCCTCAACGTCGCCGGGAACGCTCAGATATCCGGTGGGGACCTGACCGTGTACGACACGTCCAAGGGCTACCGGCTCCGCCGCGGGGGCGCCGACCTGGACCTTGAAGGCACCGGCGCCGACCTCGTCACCAGCGTGTGGTCCGGGACCGCGTTCAACGGCACCCAGCACTCCTACGACCGGTACTCCGCAAGCTCCCTGAATGTGCAGCATGCCGGGAAACGCGAGTTCGTGGACGGCCTGTACGGCGCCGCCCGGCACGTCCTGGACCCCGACAGTGACCGCATCGGCTTCTTCGGCGCCGACCCGGCCGGCCAGCAACAGGTCACCGGAGCCTCACAAGGGGAGACGGTGGCGTCTCTGACGGAGGCGCTCGCCGCCTACGGGCTCGTCGTGAACGTGGCCGCCCCCGCGGCGAAGGGCGTGTACGTGCCGAACGGGTGGGGGGAGCACTGGCGGGCCGCCCGCGACACCGCCAGCGCCACCCCCGCACGAATCGTCACCCTCGGAGGCAGTGCGACGCAGGGCATGTATGCCTCCAACCCGATCACCCACTCGTGGCCGGGCCTGGTCCGTACCGCCCTCCAGGCCCAGTACGGGGACGGCGGCTCCGGATATCACACGACGAGTCTGTCCTCGACCGTCCTCGCCTCGGGAGATGCCGCGGCGCTCGCCGCATGGACGACTGCCGGTGCGATCGTCGGGCAGAGTGGCACCTGGTCCCTGTCCGCGAACCGGTACGGGCCGGGTATCACCGGCGTGTACACCGACGTGACCGGCTCCACCATGACGTTCACGGTCCGCGGCACCACCGTGAAGATCTACACCATCAGCGGCGGCACCCGCCCGCCTTTCACCTACGCCATCGACGGCGGCACGGCAGAGACTGTGACCGTGCCCGGCGGAACCGCCGCCGTGCAGGTCACCACCATCACCGACCTCACCCCAGGCACCCATACAGTGGTCCTCACCTGCGGCACGACCACCACCGGCCAATACCTGACCGTCGCCGGAGCCGCCGGGGAGAACGCCAGCGGAGTCATCGTCGACAACCTGGCCCGCGCGGGCGCCGGCTCCGGTTCCTACGCGACGCTGCCGGAGTCGGCGCTGAACGCCACATGGAACGGCGGCATCAACTACCCGGCCAGCCTGGCCATCTACACGGCCGGACCCAACGACGCATCCAGCGATGTCGCCCCCGACGTGTGGGTGGACAACGTGGCCGCCTGGCTGCGCGGCGTACGAGACCTGGGCACCTCACAGGGCGCCACGGACATCATCCTCGGCATGCCCCACCTCGGTCGGCACACCACCGCGAACTACCGATACGCGGAGTACGCGGCGCGGCTGCGCTCGCTGGCGGCGTCGTACAACGCTGCGGTGGTCGACTGGTGGGAGATGGGCCGCAACAGCTGGCCGTACTGGTCCACGCTCGGGTATTGGGGCACGAACGCGGGCACCGGCGGGGCCGGGACGGACAGCGTGCATCTGTCGAATGCAGGGTTCGCCGCGATGGCCTCCCCGGTCATCGACCTGCTGAAGGCCTGACCTCGAGGGTGCGACCACCGGCGGGACGGCCGCGCCCTGCTCCGGGCGCCGGATCGCTCGCACGTACGATGACCGGGTGAGCACCCCTGCCCCTGCACGTTCGAAGCCGCCTACGCCCGACTGCGCGCCCTCCCAGATCGGCCCGTGCACGAAGTGCCAGCACCCTTGTCACCGGTACGGGCACGGCGGGAACCCGCTGTGCGTGGTCTGCCGCCGGGAACTGGAAGCGTGGCGGGCCCGCCAGTAGTCAGGGGGCGATGCGTCCGTTGGCGTTGAACGCGGCGTAGGTGAGGGGCATCAGCTTCGCCCACTCGTTTTCCATGGCCTCGCCGACCATCTCGATCTCGCGCTGGGGAAACGACGGCGTTGTGGCGTCGGGGTGGGTGGTGCGCAGTCCGAGGAAGTGCATCAGGGAGCGGGCGTTGCAGGTGGCGTAGATCGACGAGTACAGGCCCACCGGCAGCACCGTGCGGGCAACCTCCCGCGCCACACCGGCGGCGAGCATCGCCTGGTAGGCGTCGTACGCCTGCCGGTAGGAGTTCACGGTGACCCGCTCGGTCAGCTCATGCTGCGCCTGGGTGCCCGCGGTGAACTGGTACTGGCCGGCCTTCCCTTCCTGGACCAGGCGCCGGTCGGGGCCGGGCACGTAGAAGACGGGCTCGAGTTCCCGGTAGCGCCCGGACTCCTCGTTGTAGGACCAGCCGGCCCTGTGGCGCATGAACTCGCGGAACACGAAGATGGGGGCGCTGATCAGGAACGTCATCGACGTGTGCTCGAAGGGGCTTCCGTGCCGGTCCCGCATCAGGTAGTTGATGAGGCCCCGGTTTCGGCGTGCTTGCGGGTGCTCGGTGTCGGTCTGGTCCCAGGTGATGAGGGAGTCGAGGGAGCGTTCGCCTTGGGTGGAGACGCGGGCGGCGAAGAGGACGTCGGCGTCGAATGCGGTGTGCTTGACGAGTTGGACGGTGACGTCGCTGCGGAAGGTCGGGGTGGGTGTGGGCATGGTGGGGTTCCGTCCTGCGGGTGGTGAGGTGCCCTCAGTCTGGCCCGGCTCGGCGGCCCGTGTTGCCCCTCGAATTCGGGCGCCCGCGGTCGCCGTCGGCGCAGGGGAAGGCGGCAAGCAGTTCGGTCATAGGCTCGCGGCGTGCTCCTCTCCGACAGAGACCTCCACGCGGCGATACGCGACGGCCGGCTCGGTATCGATCCGTTCGATGAGGCGATGCTTCAGCCCGCCAGCATCGACGTCCGTCTCGATGACCGCTTCCGGGCGTTCAACAGCCACGCGCACACGCACATCGACCCTGCGCTCGATCAGGACGATCTGACACGCCTGGTCCGGGTCGACGACGGCGAGCCGTTCGTGCTGCACCCGGGGGAGTTCGTGTTGGCGTCGACGTACGAGCGGGTGTCCCTTCCGGACACGCTCGCCGCGAGGTTGGAGGGTAAGAGTTCGCTCGGGCGTCTGGGGCTGGTTACGCATTCCACGGCCGGGTTTATCGACCCGGGTTTTGAGGGGCACGTGACGTTGGAGCTGAGTAATCTCGCGACGCTTCCGATCAAGTTGTGGCCGGGTATGAAGATCGGGCAGATCGCCGTGTTCGCGATGAGTGGGCCGGCGGAGCATCCGTATGGGAGTGCGGTGCGGGGGTCGCGGTATCAGGGGCAGCGGGGGCCGACGGCGTCCCGGTCGTGGCAGGGCTTCCACCGGACGGTGCTGCCTCGGTGATGCGTTGAGGGCTCTGCGTAGCGGTTATGATCTGCGTGGCGGGTGCTGACCCACGCATAGCGGAGCGAGTCGGACCACGCTTTGACCTCTGAGAACTGCACATCGGTAGCATGAATAGCGGTGCCCCCGGCTGCTTTCCTCAGCCGGGGGCACCGCATTTTTGTTCCGTGGGCCTATGCGGCCATGCTGGGGTCGAACCGGTCGTGGGCCGCCCCCTGCCAGATCTCCCAGTCGGTGCTGACGTGCCCGGTGCCAGCCGCCGTTCCGGTGGCGGCCCAGAAGGGGCGCAGGGTCAGCGGTCCGGACTTCTGCCGCCAGCATCCGTCCGCGTGCACGTCCGGGTAGGCGGTGTGGTTGAACTGGCCGGGCCCGTACAGGTGGCCGCAGCAGTTCACGCGCCAGTCGATGGCGCGGTGGGACTCGGGGACCCGGCGGCGGTCCATGGCGTCCTGGTAGTGGTGGTGGATGACGTGGTCGCCGTGGGCTTTGGCGGCTTCGAGGTTGGTGTAGACGCCCAGTGTCTGTTTGAACTTCTGCACGTTCCAGAGGTCGGCGCCAACGTCGGCCATGGTCGGTGTCCTCACTGCTCTCGGTGGTGCCGGTTCACGTGGTTGTTGATGCTCTCCTGGTTGCCCCGGTAGCCGCAGCCGCGCGGGCAGTCCTGCCAGAGTCCCGCGTCCACGGCGGCCTTGGTGACGGACTTGGTGTCGTCGGGGCCGTAGCCGTGGGCGTGGAGCATCTGGGCGACGGTGCCGCCGTGGTGGAGGGCGAGGAAGGCGGCTTCGGCGGTCTTGTCGTGCCCGGCGGCGAAGTACCGGCCGTAGCCGATCTCCTTGCCGCAGCCGCAGTAGCAGCGGCCGGTGGGCTGGACGGTGGTGCCTGTCATGGTCAGTTCTCCTCGGCGGCGGGGGCCAGGGTGAACGGCTCCCAGATGGCGGCGAGGTACTGACCGCGCTCGGCGAGCCATGCGCGGACGGCGGGCTCGTCCTCCTCGGTCACGATGCACTCGGTGGAGCGGAGGATCGCCTTGCGCTGGATGACCCAGAAGACGAGCAGCGTGTCCGGCTCGGGGTCCTCACCCTCCTCCAGGTACTCGCCGTCGTCACGCTGCCAGTCCCAGCGGAAGACGAGGTTCATGTCCTTGTCGGCATCGCCCCACTCCTCTTGGAACTCGGTCCACGAGGCATAGGTGTCGTGCAGGCCGTTCTTGTAGTAGTTGCCCTCCTTGCAGTAGTAGGGATGGTCGATCTCCCATAGGTGGGGCTGAGCCGTGTCGTCTGTCATGCCGTCAAACTACAGGGCTTGACTATCCAAGACAACCCAAGGATTCCAAGGGTTACGCCGGGAAGTTGACCCGCAGAAAGGGGCCTGGCGCGCCCGAACTCGGGATCGCCGGTACGCGGAGACCTTCCAGCTCCTCACGGGCCGTCAGGCGCCCGCGTGGCCGATCCGGGCAGAAGGCGGGGCGCCCGACCAACTGGTCTACGCTGAGTGCCAGCCGTCAGCCTGATAAGCGGCGCGCCGGACGCATCCACCGTCTGCCGCGCTTGGGCGGTCAGTGGACAGAGGGGCCGGAGCCGACGGGCGACGGCCCTTCGTCGTTTGTGCACGGGAAGTCGTCCGGGAACATCGCCGTCTGATCTGGGGATTGGTGCATCGACATCCCAACTACCTGCCACACCTGGCATGCAGGGCACATGGCGTCCTACCGTAGAGGTGTTGGCTCCTCCTGGGGCTGGTTCCAACTGGTTCGAGAGCGCGGTTCCGCAGGCAGTCCCTTTGGCGAGGGTGCGGCACCGCGCTTCTCGGCGTTCCCGGGGGATCGCACCGTTTGGTTCCCGATAAGCTCACATATAGCCAGCGATCACGAGAGGTAGGGGAGCAGCGTGGAGTCCGTAGAGATCGAACTGTTCGGAGGGCCAGCGCACGGTATGCATGTGGTCATCCCCGGCGAACCCATGAATCCGCCCGACACCTACGAGTTGCAGCAGGCTCCGGCCCACCAGGAGGCAGAGCCCCGCCGTCTCGTCTACCGGAAGGACGCAGAGCCCCGCCGTCTCGTCTACCGGAAGGACTTCGACACTCTCGGTAGGACCCTGTGGGTGTACCGGTACGAGGAGCAGGTGCTGTGAGCACCGAGAACCTTCCCGCCAGACCAGCTGACCGCCCGCCGCTCCCCACCGAGTTCGACCCCGAGCTCCGCGCCCGCCTCGCCGCCCTCGACACCGCCAGCGACACCCACGCCCGCGAGCAGCGCCCCGACAACACCACCCGCGCCTACGCCGCCGACTGGCGTGTCTGGGAGGAGTTCTGCGCCCAACTCCAGATCCCCACCGCCGCCGCCACCCGCGGCACCCTGCGCGCCTTCGTCGACTACCTCTGGACCCGCAAGCAAGCCGCCTACTCCACCATCGACCGCCGCCTCGCCGGCGTCACCGTCACCCTGCGCCAGCAATACTCCGTCGTCGTCGACCCCGAAGCCACCAAGGCTGCACGCGAGCTGCTGAAGGACTACCGGAAGAAAGCCGCCGAAGCCGAAGAGCCCGAGCGCGGCCGCGGCAAGGCCCCCGCCATGCGCCTGCACGACCTCCGCCGCATCGCCTCCCTCTGCGGCACCGACATCTTCGGCCTCCGCGACCGCGCCATGCTCCTCCTCGGCTTCTCCATCGCCGCCCGCCGCGCCGAACTCGCCGGACTCCGCCTGCGGAACATCCGCGACGACGACAACGGGCTCCTCGTCCACGTCGCCGTCTCCAAAACCGACCCCCGCACCGTCCCCGTCCCCCACGGCACCAGCCCCGACACCTGCCCCGTCCGCGCCTGGAAGACCTGGGCAGCCGCCGCCAGCATCGTCGACCCCGACCGGCACGCCTTCCGCCGCATCCACCACACCGGCAAAGTCCAACCGCACGGCCTGTCCCCGCAACGCGCCGGCGACCTCATCACCGCCGCCGGACTCCGCGCCGGATACGAGGACCTTTTCACCGGCCACTCCGTGCGCTCCGGCCTCGCCACCGAAGCCCGCCGCGCCGGCAAGGACCGTAAGGCCATCGCCGCCATCACCGGACACGCCGACGGCTCCAAGGTGCTGGACGGCTACATGCAGATCGTCGACCAGTGGAGCGAGCAGGACAACGCCCTGATTGGACTCGGACTGTGACCAACGAACGGACTGCTTACCCCATGCTCGCGCCCGCCTGCTGGTCATGGCCGCCCGAGCGTCCGACCAGCGACGACATTAGCCGTCGATTCTGGGAGGGCATCGACACCACGGGTTATAGCGCGAGCATGATCAACCTGTTGGAGGAGACCGCAGCCGCCCGGCACACGGACGAAGAGACGTTGAGGACTTGGCAGTCCGGCCGCTGTGCCATCTGTGGAGCGACGGGCCGCTGTATGGTCTGCGACCACGACCACGAAACCGGGCTGGTGCGAGGGTGGCTGTGCGTTTCGTGCAACACGCGTGAGGGTGTCGCTATCGGCCTTCCCGGAACTGTCATGGCTGCATATCGAGAGCGGCCGCCCACTGCCATCCTCGGATTGACGATCCGCTACCGGGATCCGTTCACCCGGCAGTGGGCCGTTCCCGAACCAGTCATCGAGGACGGCTGGGAGAACAGCCCCTCTGCCGACCTCACCTAGCCCGCCGCCAGTGCCTCCCGGAGGTAGTGGGGCAGGGCCTGCCGGGCGGCCGCCCCCACCTCCCCCGCGGGAAGTTCGTCGGGGGTGACGATGACCGGCTGCCCGCCGTCGGGGCGGGCCAGGGCCCGGAAGGTTTCCCCGCCGTGAGCGGATGTGCCGGCGAGGTAGGCAGTCAGGGCGGCTCGTGCGATGTCGGCGGGGTCGGCGGTGGTGGTGGCGCGCCCGTATCCTCGGCTGATCCACATACCGGTGACGATCTCGTACAGCTGGACTTCCCACGTGATCCGCGTGGGCTGGGTGTCTTCGCAGGTCATGCCGTACAGCCTGCCCGGCCGATGGGAGCGGCGCGCCGCATACGTGCAATTTCACGTCCCGGGCTGGCTGCGCGCGTCTCCGCCTGGGCTGCGGAGGACCGCGCCGGCCTCGAGGAGGATGCCGCGGGTGAAGCCGTATGAGCGTCCGGTGCTCTCGGCCAGCGTCCTGATGGAGACGCCGCTCGCGTATGCCTTTTTCAGGTCGGAGGCGAGCTTGTCGCGCTCTGTGCCGGTGACCTTCCTGCCCTTGCCTACCATGACCGTCTCCTCTGCCATGTCCCGAAGGGTGATCATCGCGCATCAGCCGCCGTTGGGGGTGTCCCAGTATCCGGTGTGGGCGATGGTGTCCGCGGTGACGGGGGGCTGCCGGTCGGCGAGGAGGGGGTGGGTGGCGGCCATCTGTCCGACGAGTTTGTTGACCCAGCGGGACTGCAACGCTTGCCGGTTGTCGTTCAGCAGCAGCGCGTGTTCGCCCGGGTCGGCGGGTTCGGGGCGGACCTTCAGGTACTCCTTGACGGCGGCGCCGGTGAGCGGCTCGAGGACGAACTGTTTGCCGACCGCTTCGTGGTCGTCGGGGGCGCGGATCTCCCAGGTGCCGTCGGGCTGGGGGTAGAGGTGGCGTTTGTCGACGCGGACGACGTGGGCGGGGCGCAGGCCCTCGAGGAGGAGCCAGACGGCGAGCCGGTCGCGTTGGTAGTGCCGGGAGTAGTGAGGGCCCCAGCCGCCGATGACGGCGAACAGAGTGGCACGTTCCATGCGGGCCAGGCGGTTTTTGGCGCCGGCGGGCCGGGTGACGCCGGAGCGTAGGGCGACCAGGTCGGGGGGGATGGTGATGATGCGGCGGCCGTGGGCGGCCTCGTAGAACTGGGTGAGGGCGCTGATGCGGCGGTCGTGGGAGCGGGCTGCTTCGGGGTGGTGGTCGGCGAGCTGGGCGAGGGCGTCGGGTCCGTTGAAGGGCCGGCCGTCGAGGTAGGGCGCGAGGAAGCAGTCGTGGGCCCAGGCGGCGATGTCTTGAGGGCGGGCGGTGTAGGCGTCAACTTGCCGGGTGCGGCACCAGGTGAGGAAGGAGCCGATCTCGCGCGCGTATTCGGCGCGGGTGGAGGGGCGCAGGGCGGATCCCGCGAGCCAGTCGTGCAGGAAGTCGTCGGCGTCCATGGCCTTATCCTGCCCGCCCGATGATCGGGTTACAAAACTTCCGGGCTACCTCATCCCCAGTGGCGGGGTGGTGGCGGTGTGCGTGAGGGTGCGGGGTGGGGTCGCGCGTGCAGGCTGGAGGGTGGTGGGGTGGAAGTTTTGTAACCTTGCCGATCATGGGGAGCGGGCGCGGGCCCCATGCCGGAGGCCACACGGGCACCGTATGCCGGAACCGGGGAAGGTGTTCCCCCTGCCCGCGGCGGGTCAGTGCCCTGTGGCAGGGTGATCGCCATGCCCTCCGCAGACCTTCCCGAGCTTCCCGATCCGTTCCCTGAGCACGCGTGGGATGCCGTCCAGCGCACGCTTTGACGGCCCGGCACTCCCGAAGCTGCGGTGAAGTGACAAGTAACTGAGAGTGACGCTTTGGGGGCTGCTCCCTCTGGTGGGGTTCCCCCCCAATAGCTTGCAGCCGGAAGACCTGGCAGAAGGGGCGGAACGGTGGCGAAGCGGTGGGACAAGTACGTGCGGGACCCGGAACAGGATGGCGAGGGAGAAGACGGCGGGGAGTAGGTCTTCGCGCAAGATCTGGACCCGTGGCGACTTCCTGAGCTACGCTGCGCGTGCGCGATCATCATACGCAAAGGCCACAACCCCGATGCGGGGAAGTGGCCTTCGGCATGTCCGGGGTCAGGCGGTGGTCGGCCGGTGCTTCTCCACGGCGTCGCGGATCCAGGGCTGCACCATGTCGTACCGGTCCAGGCGGGTGCCGATCTCTTCGGTCTCACCGGTTTCCTCGCTGATGCCGATCACGGTGAGCTTGGTGAGCTGCTCGTCTTCGTAGGTCAGCCGGAGGCCGGTGACGTCGTGGTATTCGTAGTCCGCCTTCAGGGGAGGAGCGTCGGTGACGGCGAGTTCGATGACTCGGGTGGTCTTCTGGCTGATCATGCTGGTGGTCGGCACAGTCTTCTTTCCTTCGGTCAGGCGGCAAGGCCGGTCTGGGACTGAGTCAGCTTCACGCGGGGACGGTAGTCGGCGTCGTCGGGGTCGCGGGCCAGCTCGTAGTAGAAGAGGGCCTGGGCGTCGTCGGCCGGCTGGGGCTCGGGGCGCTCGTAGGTGGTGTTGGCGGGCGGGGTGAGGGTGTAGCCCATCCGGTGGACCGTGTAGGAGAGGACGCCCGCGAGGTGGAATTCGCGGCGCTCCCGGCGGAGGCGGCACATGGCGATGATGACGATGCCGCCGCCGCGAACCTGACCGGTCTTGGTGATGCGGACGCTGGTGGTGCGCAGCTCCATGATCTCGATGGTGCGCACGGTGGGCTCGGTCTCGCCGGGCTTGAGGTAGGTGATCGTGACGGCTTGGCGGCGGTCGAGGCTGCGGTAGAGGTCGGCGAGGGTCTTGGTCTGGGTCTGGCGGGCGGTGATGCGCATTGCGGTGTCCCCTCGCTGTGTGGTGATGACACCACATTACCCATACTCCATTGCGCAAGCAAGGGGTTTGCGCGTACTGTGGTCCCCACCCCCCCCCCGCACGCCACAGCCATGGCGGGCGCAATGAGATATGGAGGACACTAGGTGGCTAACGCCCCCACGCACCCGCCGAACCGGTCCAGGAACGGCGGGAGCCCGCCGAAAGGACCGCGCATGCCGCGCAGCCGACGCCTCGCCCCCGAGGTTGTCCGTGCCCGTCTGACCGTCGCCTCGGATCGTCTCCGCCAGTCCGGGGACGAGGATTTGGCTGAGGCGATCGATGCGGTGACTGCCCCTCGCGGGTGGGAGCTGCTGAAGAAGCCGGTCAAGGAGACCGCCGCCGACCCGAACATGGCGTTGTGGATGAACAAGACCATCAAGGACGCCATCCTGGCCGCCTCCCGGGTGGCCGGCGACAGCCTTCCGGATGTGGTTGACCAGGGGTTCCGGGCGTTTATTGCCGGGGATTTCGTGCCGGCGAAGCCGTTGCGGTCGGCCCGCGGGTCGGCGACGCCGAAGGACAACTTGAACGTGCGTCCGTCGAAGACTCTGCGGGACCAGGTGGAAGCCCTGTGCCCGGCGAAGTCGACCGAGTTGGGCTGGCAGGTGACGCCGGGGCTGGTGGCTGCGGCGTGGCTGTATGAGGAGTACGGCATCACGGATGACGACCAGCGTGGTGTGACGGCTCCGGCCATGCCCGACCAGGAGTAGCCCTATCTGGGGGTGAGGCCGGGTCTGGACGCCGACAACCGGCCGGCCTCGCCCCTATCTCGTACAACCTCTATAGGAGACCTCAATGGCTCAGGCCATCCAGGCCGCCGCGAACGCGGGCGGTCCGACTTCTCACACCCGTTTTCAGTTCGCTCCGGCCACCAAGGAGCAGTCCAAGGCCCGCGTCGCCCTGGACGGGCCCAGCGGTTCGGGCAAGACCTACTCGGCGCTGACGATCGCCACGGCGCTCGGCTCTCGCATCGCTGTCATCGACACGGAGCGCGGTTCGGCCCGCAAGTACGCCAACGAGTTCGCCTTCGACGTCCTGGAGCTTGCGTACTTCTCCCCGGACGACCTGGTGGAGGCCCTGGCGGCTGCCGGGTCGGCCGGGTACGACGTCGTCATCGTCGATTCCCTGTCGCACTTCTGGTCCGGTTCCGGCGGCATGCTGGAGCAGGTCGACCACGCCGCGAAGAAGGGCTTCGGCGGGAACAGCTTCGGCGGGTGGAAGGAAGCCCGGCCGATGGAGCGTCGCATGGTCGATGCGCTGGTCTCGTACCCGGGGCACGTCATCGTGACGATGCGTGCGAAGACGGACTACGTACTGGAGACCAATGACCGTGGCCGGCAGGTGCCGCGGAAGGTTGGCATGAAGCCGGAGCAGCGTGAAGGGCTGGAGTACGAGTTCGACATCGTCGGCTCGATGGACTGGGAGAACACTCTCGTGGTCACCAAGTCCCGGGCACGGACGTTGACGGGTGCGGTGGTGCGGCAGCCGGGTATCGAGTTCGGTCAGCAGATCAAGGCGTGGCTGGAGGACGGTACGGCGGTGCAGCCGGTGCAGGACCTGATCACGGAGGCGAACCGGGAGAACGCCACGTTCGAGGACCTGGGTGCACTGATGCGGAAGGTTCGGGCGCGCCGGCTGGAGGGTGCGCCGATGCTGACGCCGGAGGGTTCTGCGACGACGCTGGGTGCCCATATCCAGGAGCGCGGCAAGCAGATGCGGAAGGCCGCGCAGGGCGGCGACACGGAGAGGGGAGCCGCCTGATGGGGTACCGCAACGACAACGACGCGTTGTCTGTTATGGATTGGTTCTGCGGGGCAGGAGGGTCCTCCCAGGGCGTTCACTCCGTGCCCGGCGTCCGCGTGGAGCGGGCCGCGAACCATTGGAAGCTCGCCATTGAGTCGCACGCCGCGAACTTCCCCACCACCAGCCACTACCAGGGCGACATCCGTAAGGCCCCGGTGTGGGACTGGCCGGTGACCGATATCTTCTGGGCCAGCCCAGAATGTACTAACTGGAGCGTCGCCAAGGGTAAGAAGCGGGACTTCGCCGACGCCATGCAGGGCAGCCTCCTCGATCTCCTCGCCTCGACCGACGAGGACGACGAGCCGTCTGCCGAGGAGGAGTCCCGGGCGCTGATGGAGGAGGTGCCGCTGTACCTACGCGGTGTGCAGGAGCGGGGCGGCTTGGTGAAGGCCGGCATCGTCGAGAACGTCACCGACGTCCGCGCCTGGGACCAGTGGGACCGGTGGATCGGGGAGATCCACAAGCTGGGCTACCGCACGCGGATCATCGCCCTGAACTCGATGCATGCGAACCCTCGGTCGGTGCACGCGGCGCCGCAGTCCCGGGACCGGCTGTACGTCGGCTACTGGCACGAGAGCCTGGGCCGCACGCCGGACTGGGACAAGTGGCTGAGGCCGCGCGCCTGGTGCTCCGGCTGCGACGCGTTCGTGCAGGCGATGCAGGTGTTCAAGGACCCGAAGCGGGACATGGGCCGCTACCGCAGCCAGTACGTGTACCGGTGTCCGAACACCCGCTGCCGCAACCAGGTCGTTGAGCCGGAGGCCCTGCCCGCCGCCGCGGCGATCGACTGGTCGATTCCCGGGCAGCGGATCGGTGACCGGGCCAAGCCGCTCGCCGACAAGACCCTCGCGCGCATCGAGGCCGGACTGAAGAAGTTCGCTCGCCCCGTGCCGATGATGGTCCCGGCCGGCGGCACCTGGCGGGACGCCGCGGTCTCCGTCGGCGAGCCGATGCCCGCGCGTACCACCCGCGAGAACGACGCGCTGATGGTGCCGCCGCTGATGGTCCCCGTCGAGGGCCGCGTGGGTAAGAGTGCGGCGTCCGCGCACGGCCCACTGCGGGCGATGACGACCCGCAACGAAACCGGGCTGGCTTGGCTGCCGTTCATTGCCGAGTTGCGGGGCGGCGGCTCCGTTGCCCGGACCGTGGCGGAGTCCCTCGCCACTGTGACCGCGTCCGGGAACCACCACGGGCTGGTCACGCCGCCGATGCCCGCCATGGTGATGCGGAACAACGGCTCCAAGGGCGACGGCGGCGAGCACTGCACCTCGCCGGTCGAGCCGTTCCGGACGATGACGACGGCCGGACACCAGTCGCTGCTCACGTGGGAGCACATGCTCGTCCCGTACTACGGCAATGGTGCCCCGCGGTCGGTGAATGAGCCGATCGGTGCGCTGACAACCCGGGACCGGTACGCCCTGGTGCGCGGTGAGGTCGACATCGACGACGTGATGTTCCGGATGCTCGAGCCGCACGAGATCGGCCGCGCGATGAGCTTCGCCGACGAGTACGTGGTCCTCGGGAACAAGCGGGAGAAGGTCCGCCAGTACGGCAATGCCGTTACCCCGAACGCTGCCGAGGTTCTGGTGTGCGCGCTGGTGGAGGCCGTCACCGGCGAGGACATCGACCGGTACGCAGAGCCGGAGTTCGCGGCCGCCGCCTGATTCATCTGCGCCATCTGCGGCCCGCCTTCGTGCGGGCCGCTCCTTTCAGCCCACCCCGCGGGGCTACCCACCACACCCATACCGGCCTACGCCGATCGGAGTTCCGTCATGTCTTCATCCGCCTTCTGGTTGCTCGCGCTCCTGGTCGTCTCTGTGCTCGGTACGCGTCTGGCTCTCCGGGGAGAGCGGCGGCGTCCGTCGTCGTATTCGCGCCGGCCGGATGTGCTGGCCCGGTGGCGGGCCCAGTCGACCGAGGCGCAGGCCGCGCACGACAACGCGGTCCTGGACGCGGCGGAGGCTGCGGAGAACGTGGTCGCGCGGGTGCATTCGCTGTACCGGCCCTGACCCGGGCCGGCCTGTCCAACCCGTCTGGCACACCATCAAGGGAGGTGAGCGCAGTGCCAGCATCTCGCATACCTGTTGTGGCCGCGTTCGCCGCCCTGGCCGGGGCGGCGTGCGGGGCCCGGCACTTCTACCAACTGCGGCGTGCTCTGGATGCGGAGCGCGCCGCGCGTCGTCTCACGGACGGTCTGCACCAGCAGGACCTCGAGGCGTTCACGATGCGGCTGCATCGCAGCGTGCAGGCGCAGCACGCCTTGCGTCAGGCCGACCTGGTTCTGGATTCGGCTCTTGCTACTCATCACGACCCGGAAGGGGGTTCCTCGTGACCCAGCCTGTTCGTCTGGATTCAGCTACTGCTCTCCGAGCGCTTGCGGACCATCCGCGCTACCGGTATCGGGGCTGCGCCCCCGACGTCGACAACCCGCGGATGGCGGCAGGTGACATCTCGGTGCCGGTGGATTCGTGGCAGGCCCCGGACCTGGATGGTGGGGAAGGCCTCGAGGCGCGGCAGGCGCGGGAGGCGGCCGCGGTGGAAGTGTGCGTGGGCTGTCCGGTGATGGTGCAGTGCCTGGCTTACGGGTCGTCGCTGACGCCGAAGGGGGAGTTGGCGGAGGAGCACGCGATCCTGGGTGGTCTGACCTCGTTGGAGCGGCACCGGGCGTTCGTGGAGTACAAGCGGGTACGGGAGACGGTGGCCCGGCCGGAGCCGGCTCCGGTGTCCCAGCTCCGCACCCGGCAGAAGCTTGCCGTCCTCAAGGCGCTGGCCCGGTTCGAGGAGCCCGAGGACGTTGCCACGGCGGCCGGGATGGACCTGCGGACGGCGAAGTGGCAGATCGCCCGCCTGACCACCCAGTTGGGTCTGGACAAGTCCGCGGGCCGTGCCGAGCTGCTGGCGGCCGCGGTGGAGCGGGGTCTCCTCGAGCCGGCGGACCTGCCCGACGTCCAGCCCGCCCCGGTCCCGGCTGCTGTCCCTGCTGCGGGTTGTGCCCGTGCGGTCCAGTCCCGTCGCCGCGGTCGCCGGGTGACGGTGGCGCCCGGCCAGCTCGCCTTCTTCGACTTCCCGGACGCTCCTGTCCCTGCCGCTCGGTCTTCCCGGGCGGCGTCTGTCACCACCCTGTTCCCGAACGCGCCTTTGGAGGCCGCAGCATGACCACTCACCCCACCACCACTCCCGCCTCCTCCGACGACGCGCAGGGCGGCGTTCTCGAGGACGCGGCGTTCGAGACGATGCGGACGGACGCTGTGCTGACGGGTCGGGCGATGTCGTCGGGCGAGTTCCTGGCGGGGCTGATCGCGAACGGTGAGCTGGCGACGGTGGGCCGGCCGGAGAAGCTGGCCGTCGACCTGTGGCCGGATGTGGATCCGGTGGTGGTGCAGCAGATCTGGGATCGGGCGTTGGCGGTGGGTCTGCATGCGGGTCGCCGGTCGGTGAGGCCGCGGTTGTACCGGGATGAGATGGATCGGGTGGCGGGCCAGTTGTCGGAGGCCGGGTTTCACGCGATGGCGGGGACGACCGCGCGGTCGCGGCGTCTGGTGGCGCCGGAGGTGCCGCATCCGGCGGACGGGGAGGGTGCGGGCGGGCACTGACTGCCTGTCGGGGTGTGACCAGTAGTACCAACGACACGAGGGGAAGGAAGGTGGGACAGGTGGTGGGGTCAAACGGTAGGCTGGTGCCTGCGCCAGACGTCCAGTCAGTTGCGAGGCCGGACGGAAAGCGTGCAGGAATGTCAGAAGCCCCCGCTGCCACGTTGGTGGCGGTCCCGGTTTGCGAAGCCGGAACGCGAGGGCTGTCGACACTCACCGCGCTAACGAATGAAGGTGCCGACGTGGCAAAGAGTACCCGGACATCCGGACGATCAGACAGTGCAACCTCAGCCACCGCCGTGAAGATCACACCGGCGATGCATGCGGGTCCTGTCACCACTACCCCCTCAGTCGCATGACCGCCCGGGGCGAGATGTCCGACGAGGACATCCGTCTGGCTCAGATCCGCGCCGTCCGCGAACTCATCGCCGGACGCGCCGACGACGCCACTGTCTGCGTCGCCGAACTCCATCAGGCACTGGATAACCCGATCGGCGAGTTCATGGTCGACATGGCGGCGCCCGGCCCGAGGGACCTCCTCGCCTGGCTGGACCGCGCCATCAGCAAGGCGGAAGCAGACGCCGACCGTTGGCACGACGTTGAGTGCGAGTCGCACGGGACCGGCTTGATTGACGCAATCGTCCTGCGAGACGCAACGCTCTGCGACTGTGCTGGCCCGGCCGCTGTACGGCGCCGCTGCGCCGCCGACCGGAAGCTGCTGGAACTCCACAAGGCCGTTCCCGACCATGGCCGGTACAGCGAAGCCCAGTGCCCGGCCGACTGCGACGGCGAGCACAGTGCACCCCCGGTGTGCGCTTCCTGCCGAACCTACGCAGGTGATCCCGTGGCGTTCCCCTGCCCCACGGTCCGTGTGGTGGCGGAGGGCTACGGCTGGACGGAGGGCGAGCGATGAGCGTTCATCGTCTGTGCCCGCGCTGCAACAAGGTCGTCCGGGTGCGTGTCCGTGACGGCGCCTATGGCGTTCACCGCAAGGGCGCGTACTACAACTGCACGGCCTCCGGCCTCACCCCTGAAGAGGTCCGCCAGGGCATGACCGCCCTGGGCAAGCGGACCGCCGAATACCTCGCCACCAAGGCGCAGGAGCAGACCCCACCCACTGAGGGGGATCAGATGACGTAGCCGCTATGGGGCGGGAGATTCCTCGACCGCCCCGGCCGCTTCCCCCGGTCTGGTGCGCCAACACCATCCGGGCCCTGCGGCCCTCGTGCCACTGATCGGACGCCAATCCGATCTAAGGCCCGCCGGGCGCCAACCCGAGCGAGCAACTTCCAGGTTCTAGCCGAACCACTTTCACCACCAGGCGGGCTTTTACGTCCCGCAGGACGGCAGGTACATAGTGCCTCAGCGCACCCCCTCTTGTCAGCTCGACCACCCCGCGACGGGCGATTCACGGCTTATCTGCCCCCCTTCAGGCGGCACCCAGTGCCCCGAACGGCGTCTCGCCGTGCCCCTCGCACGCGGCACCGCCCAGGAGATCGCCCACACCGCATCCCGCCGCAGCGGACCCCGAAAGTGGCTCCGCGCTGTCCAGTGGCTCATCGGCGCCGGCCTCCACCCCAAGGCGAACGCCACCACCCTCCGCGTCGCCGAGGACCTCGCCGCCCGCATGGACTACGACACCGGGCACGCCCGCTACTGCCTCGACGAGACCGCCGCACGACTCGGCGTCTCCCGGGCCACCGTCAAGCGGCACGTCGGCTACCTCCGAGAGCTCGGCGCCCTCGCCTGGGTTCAGCACGGCACCCGCACCAACGTCCGCCGACTGATGGGGCTCAAGGGCTACGCCGCCACCGCCACCGTGTACGCCGCGGTCATCCCCTCAGTGTTCGACCACGCCATGGGCCACCGCATCATCGGCACCGGCTACACGGCGCGCGTCATCATTGACCAGCGCGGCCAGGCTCAGAAGCCTGTGGATACTGCTGGTAACTCGCCTGTGGATAACTCCGCTCTCGGGGGCCTTGAGCCCCCTTCCCTCACCTTGGTTAAGGAAGAGAGTCAAGTTCAGGTAGTGGGTGGTAGTAACTACACCTCGCAGGCTCGGCCGCCCAAGAGCCGGATCCCCCACCAGAACAGCAGCATCAACGGTCGCCGCCGCACCGCCGCCGACGTTCAGAAGGCAAACCAGACCGTTCGCCTGGTGCGCGCCCTCGTCAACTGGACCCAGACCGTGCCCCTGCGGCGCCTGGAGTACGTCCTCCGCCCGTGGACCGACCGCGGCTGGGACGCCCTCCGTATCGCCGACGAACTCCACGGCCTGTGCTCCGGCATGCGTTGGAAGCCCAAGCGCCCGGACGCGTTCATCCGCGCCCAGATCGCTAAGGACACCGCGCACGAGGAGATGTTGGCGCAGGCCGTCGCGTGGGAGGACTCCACCGCCTACCGGCAGATGACCGCCCTGCGTGCCCTCCTCGCCCCCGCCGCCACGGAACCCGAGCCGGAGCCGGAGCGCACCGACGAAGACCGCCTCCGCGCCCGCATGGACTGGAACAACTGGCCCGAGGTCCTCGACCACTACGAGGAAGACGACCTCGACGCCATCGACCTGTACGGCAAGCGCCTCGTCGACTTCGCCATCGAGCAGGGCGCCCGCACCCGCGCCTACCTCTGATCGGAGACCGCCATGCCCAACACTCCTGAGACCGTGGACTTCCTGACGGTGCCCCTCGCCGACGGCGGCACCTGGACCCGCCTGGACCGGCTCACCGACGGCCGCATCATGTGCTGCATCTGCTTCGAGTTCTGCACTCGCGACCAGCTGAACCAGGTCGACGGCGGCGTGGAAGACGTCTGCAAGCCCTGCGTCCGCAAGGAGGCAGCCGTCGCTGAACTCCCCAGCAGCGCCTGCCGCATAACCCTCGACCCCGGATGGGGTGGTGCCATCCAGGTTTGCACCCGCGTCAAGGGCCACGACGGCTACCACCGCGACGACCGGACGGCCGGAGGTGCCCAGTGACTGAGCAGGCATCCGGCGCCGACCTCGCCCGGCAGGCCCTCGCCGCCGCCCGCGCCACCGCCAAGACCGCCCCCGCCCCGGGCCCCAGGAAGACCCGCCGCACCCGGCCGGCCCGCGGAGAAGGACGTGACCCCCAAGGCCTCGGCGCCATCCTCGGACGCCTCACCGCCGAACAAGGCTGGGACACCGGACTCGACGGCGGCAACCTCATCGACCAGTGGCCCACCATCGCCCCCACCGAACTCGCCACCACCGTGCAGCCCGTCGCCTACGACCCCGACCGCGGCATCCTCGAACTCCGACCGTCGTCCCCCGCCTACGCCACCCAGGTCCGCCTGTTCCAGCACCAGCTCGCCAAACACCTCAACACCGCGCTGGGCCGGCCCGCCGTCCGCACCATCCGCGTCCTCGCTCCCGGCCACGCCACGGCGGCCGCCGACACCGGCCCGGAGCCCGAGCCGGCCAAGCCCACGGACACCCCGGTGAAGACGAGGGAGACCGCGCACCCCGGGTACCGGGCTGCCCTCGAAGCCGCCCTCACCCACCGGCCCGAACGCCAGCACACCAACCCCTACGTCGGCGAAGCAGCCGCCCGCCAGGAAGCCGCCATGCGCGCCCACCGGCAAGCCGAAGACGAACACCGCGACGCCGTGTGGGAACTGGACCGGCTCACCGTCCCGGAGGTCGACCGCAGCGAAGCCGCCCGCCGCGCCGCCCTCGCCTACAAACGGCAGGCCCCCGCCGACGGCGGCACGCCCCGCCGACTGTTCGGCGCAGCCTGACCGGCAGGGGCAACGCGGCGGCGGTTCCTGCGGCACCGTGTACGCGATCAGCACTGCACGAACGGAGCCGCCCATGGTCCTCACCCGCACCCCCGCCTGGCACACCCGCGAAGCTGCGGACGAACGGGCATGGCTCGACCACTGGGCCCAACTCCACCTCGCCCCCCTCCTCGAGCCCCAGCCCGTCCCGGCCGCCGCGCCGGCCCTCACCCTCGCCGGGAGCCCTCGATGACCACCATCGTCTACCCACGCCAAAACCCCCGCCCCCGAGCCGCCATCTCCAGCACAGCCCTGGACGCACCGGAGGCCGCCCGGGAAGTCGCCCGCACGCTCCGCCGACCCATCGCCGACTTGGGGCTCCCCGCCTGGCCGCGGCCCCGGCTCGTCCACGACCACGCCGCACTGTTCCGTGAGCCGACGTACGCCGACGGCCAGCCCTACGCGACCGACGACGACGAGGACGACCAACCGGCGGCGCCCTGACCGCCCACCGACGTATACCGCGGTATACGCGCCCACCTGGTTGGCAAACCTCCTCTGCGGTCCCCGAGGCGTATACCGCGGTATACGCCCGCCACGGTGAACCCACCGCCCAATCCCAGACCCCACCCCGCCCATCTGAGAAGCTATGCCCCGTCCGAGTACCGAGAGCCCTTCTCGGGAAGCACACGGAAACGGAGCACCATGCCCTCCTCAGTCCTCGTCGTGTCCACCGACCCCCAAGGGTCAACCATCTGGTGGGCCGACCGCGTCGGCGACAACCTCCCCTTCGACTTCGCCGCCGCCCACGAAGACCCCGACAGCCTCGCCGCCCTGAAGGGCTTGGGCGCGCAGATCCACGTCATCGCCAACCAGAAGGGCGGCGTCGGTAAAACCACCACCGCCGTCAACCTCGCCGCCGTCACCCACGACGTCCTCGGCAACAGCGACGACCGGCAGCACATCTTCATCGACACCCCCGGCAGCCTCGAGAACGAACACATCCTCGCCGCCGCCCTCGACGTCGCCGACGACGTCCTCGTGCCCATGCCGCCCGAGCCGCTCGCCTTCGACCCGACCGCCCGCACCATCGAACGCGTCATCGTCCCCCGCGGTCTCCCGTACACGGTCGTCATCAATGCCTGGGACCCGCGCGACGGCAAGGCGGACCTCGAGGACACCGTCGCCTACATCGACGCCATGGGCTGGCCCCGCGCGAAGACCGTCATCCGCCGCTACAAAATCCACACCCGTGCCGCGTCCGAAGGCAAGGTCGTCACCCAGTACGCCGACAACGGCACCACCCTGCGGGCCCGCGAGGACTACTTCCGCCTGGCCCTGGAGCGCGGCTACGGAGGACGCCGCTGATGGCCGGCAAGCGCGTCTCCCTCGCCTCCCTCGCCGAAGCCAAAGTCGAAGCCGTTCCCGGGGCCAGCCGGCCCGACCTCATCCACGTCCCCCCGAACACGGTCGCCCCCACCCCCCTCAACCCGCGGCGCGCCTTCGACGAAACCGAACTGATAGAGCTCGGGGAAGACATGCGGGCCGGGCAGCTCCAGCCGTGCGTCGCCGTCAACAAGGCCGCCTACCTGAAGCTGTACCCGGAGCACGCCGACCGACTGCCCGACGGCTGCCGGTACATCATGGCCGCCGGGGAACGCAGGTGGCGGGCCGCCGCCAAGGTCGGCCTGGACAGCCTCGATGTGATGCTGCGGCACGACCTCACCGAATCCCGGGTCCGGTTCCTCGCCGCGGTGCTCTCGGAGAACGTGCAGCGAGCCAACTTCAACCCCATCGAGGAAGCCGACGGGCTGCGCGCCATGCTCGACCTCCACGACGGGAACCAGGCGGCCGCCGCCAGGGCGATGGGCAAGTCGAAGGCGTGGTTCAACCAGCGGATCGGCCTGCTGCGCCTGTCCGATCAGATGGTGGAGCTCGTCTTCGCGGGGAAGCTCACCGCGTTCAGGGACATGCGCCGGTACGCGGCCCTACCCCCCGGCGAGCAGTACACCGCGTGGAAGTCGGACCAGGAGCAGCCCCGCCCGCCGAAGCCGCCCCAGCCCGAACCGCCCGCGGCTGCTCCTGCCCGTGATGCCGGGCAGCCGGAGGCGTATACCGCGGTATACGCCGGGCCCGCAGAACCCGCGCCTGCCCCGGACGTCCCGGCGGTGTCCGGTTCGTCCTCGGGCCTCCGGAAGGAGCTGTCGCCGGAGCCGGCCACCGCACCGGTGGAACCGCCGGCAGGCGGACTTGAGCGCGCCGAACCGGCGCCTGGTGCTCCTGAGGCGCTGCGGCCCGAGCCTGAGCTGATCCCCGACCCGCGGCCCGAGCCATCGGCGGAGGGCAGGCGGTTCCCCTACGACAGTCCAGGGGAGGCAGTCATGCTGCTGGCGCATCGGATGGGCGACGACGCGTTCTTCGAAACGGTGCGGCTCCTTGTCATGAAGGCCGCCGACCGTAATGGGGGCCGTCTGCACGGCATCCTGCGTGACACGGTGAAGGAACGCTCTTTGTAGAGCACCTGCTCCGGTATTCGGCCCTCACCATGATGGTGGGGGCCGACGTCGTCTTCCGGTCAACTTCCATCCCATACAGCCCAGTTGCCGGGGTTTCTGCATCACCCGCTCGAGTGACACCAGCCCGCGACTCTTTCCTCGCGCACCAGTTCGTGGATTGGGTGGAGACTGCTGCCAAGTCTGGGGCTGCCGGCGGCAGGCCGGGAACGGCGGAGGTGGATCGCAGCCCACCCGCCGGATCCCGGCCCCCACACCTGGCACCTCTCCTGGCCGCACGAAAACAGGGGGAACAGGGTCCTGCGGTGTGGCGTCATCCGGGATTAGACTCCCGTCATCTGGCGGGCGTACGCCCGTGAGGTCTCAAGGCCCCTCCCAGTCGCCCCGATGGTGTGTTGTCGGCAACACCGCACCCCGGACCGCGCAGGAGGGGCCTTCCCCATGCCCACACCACCCCTTCACGCCCCGTCCACGCTCCTTCAACCCCGGGTAACGCACTGGCCAAAATTCGTTTCGAATGCGAGTCAATAGCCGAGAACCCGCCTCCATGTCTTACTCACACACCATCGGCAGTGTCACAGTGGCAACCCGCACTCCGGACTGGCAGCCGGATGCGCACCCACCACCCCGGCACCCGATCAGTGTCGGTGCACCAAACCTTCCCATCTGCCGGAGGAGCGGAGACGCCCCATGTCCGCAGAGCCGACCCGTCCCGGGCCCGACCGACCATCCCGCCCGGCCACAGTCCTCACTTTTCCGACGGCGAGCCGGCCCCCGCGCCCCACGCGCAGGGAAAGGACCCCTGTCGTGCCACCCGACCCCCACACGGACGCCCACCAGCGGCTCGCCGCCACCATCGAGGCCGTGTTCGCCCGCCACGGCCGCAGCCTCACCGACGACGACACCGCACAGGACTACCGCATCACCCTGACCGAGGTGCGGCGGATGTTCCAGGGCGCCCACGCCCAAGGAGTCCTCGGCAGCGAAGCGCACCGCGAACTGGACGCGATGATCGAAGGCATGGCGGCGGTCCCCGACTTCCTCACCTGACGCCGGGTGAGGCCGGGGTGACCCGGGCTGCTTCATCACGGCCACCCCGGACACTCAACAGCAAATACGCCCCGTTGATCATTTGACACAGTCTGTTCAACAGGCGCCCCAGATGTGCCACGATGGGCCGACCGGGTAGACCCGGAGTACCAACCTCCAGCCGCCCCGGCGTGCGCCCCACCGTGCCCACGGACCCAAGTGCGCCCCGGGACAGGCAGCTGGATGAACAGGGGACGGGGACAGCATGGGCCAAGACACCAGCATTGCCGCAGCCAGAGCCCTCCGACTGCTCAACACACCAGCCCTGCGACACCCTCCCACCCGCGGCCCCCAAGAACGCCGCACGGCATCCACCACCCCGGCCGCACCGCTCAACCTCGGCATCGTCGACTACCTCGCCCGCACCGTCGCCGAAGTCGCCGACCACACCCGGGAAGTGGACCCGCAGGCCGGCCCGCCCCCGGACCGGGTGGAGGACATCTACGACTGGTACACCGCCCACACCGGCGACGCTGACGAGGACCAGCAGCGCCGCCGCGACACCGTGATCGAGCGTCACCGCCTCGAGCACGCCGTACGGCTCGGCGAGTTCGACGAAGTGTGCAAGCATCCCTGCCCCCGCTGCCGATGCTGGGGCCTGATGTGGCAGGCCGCGGGTAACCGGGCCAGGTGTACGAACCGCCGGTGCCGTACCCCGGACGGCATGAGCTCCTCCTGGACCCTCGGCCGGCTCGCCGCGCAAAAGGTCCAGCGGACAGAAATCTGGCGACTGAACGCAACCTGATCCGCCCCCAACGGGTCTACCCAGCAACATCCACAACTGGACACATCCCCACCCAAGCGGACCCCTGCTGGGTTCGCGCCCGTATCGGTCGCCGTCAGCTGCGAACTGTGGCCGCCGACCTGGGAGGCCACATGGCCGCAACGCACTACAGTCCCCTGCCCGAGCAGATAGAGGACCCGGTCACCTACCAGGAGGCCGCAGCCCTGTTCGCCCGCACCGGGCATGATGCGCCCGTGTCCACGCTCCGCCGGTGGGCCAAGGAGGACCGTCTGGAGACGGTGAAGTCGGGGCGGACGGTCTACGTGTCGTGGAGCGACCTCCTGGAGGCGCACGCGAAGCGGATGGCGGTGAAGCTGAGGGCGTCGTCGAACTGGCCTTGACTGTCCGCATGAGCTAGGCCCTGATCTCCAGTTGCTGGGGGTCGGGGCCTTTTTCATGCCCACACTCTGAACCTATTGCATTCGTAATGGAATATGGGTTAACTTGGGTTTGCAGTCACCGCCACACCCTGAACGGGCAGGCGACGCACACCCATCCCCACCCCGGAGCACCCATGGCCGTGATCACGCACGCCCACACCCGACCCGAAACCGACTACTACGCCCTCCCGGCCACGCTCCAGGACGCCTTCGACGAGCTGATGGAGCAGGCCGACCAGGCCGGCACCACCGACCACTTCCTCACCCTCATGGCCCGCGCCGCCAGCCTGACCGGCATTCGACTCCCGGCCAGCGGCGACATACGGCGCTGCGCCTGCTCCTGCATCTGCGGCTGCATCTTCGACGCCGAAGACCCCGACGCCCACGTCATCGAGTGGACCGACGGCTACAACCTGGGCCGCCTCCAGTGCCCCACCTGCCACGACCGGCACTCCGAAACCGCCTGAGAACGCAGACACCCCGATGCACCCGCAAGCCCGCCCGGCCGCGCATGACCACCGCACTGCGCGGCCGGGCGACCAACCCCCAAGGAGACGCCGCATGGCCACCACCGCCATGAACCTGCACGTGATGGCCGCCTACGCGAACCTCCACGGCATCCACACCGGCGACCAGTTCGCCACCGGCGACCGGCTGGACATCTGCGCCATCGCCTACGTGGTCGCCAAAGACTGCCCGGCCCCGCCCGTCTTCTACACCGACGAGTGCGCCTCCCTCGACCTCATCGAAGCCAGCGAGCCGGCCATGGACGCCATCCGCGCCATCTCCGCCTCCCTCCACTCCGAGCCGTGCGAGACCAACGGGCAGCCCGACTACATCGAGCACGTCTCCAACTGGGCCGCCACCCGCGCCCCGTTCTCCAGCGCGCCGCCCACCCCCAGCGAGGTCATCGGCCGCATCCTGCGGGCCGCCCTCGCCCTCGACACCGACCGCCCCTCCGCCGTCGCCTGACACCCCGAACGGAGCCCCTGCCATGAGCGCCATGACCCCCGAGACCACGAACACCTCCCCCGCCGACTCCTACAACGACGGCCTCATCGACGGTGAACTCGCCGCCATCACCCACCTGCCCTCCGCCCGCATCCACGCCCGCGCCGCCATGGCCGACGAGTACGACCCGCTGTACGCGCAGGGCCTCATCGACGGCTACCTCCACGCCATCGCCGTCAACGCCGCCCTCATCGAGAAGGAGCAGACCGCATGAGCGCCCGCGACGAACTCCGCCGCTACGTCCACCTACTGGCCGACGCATGGACGCCCTGCGAGACAACCGACGCCCGCGTTGAGAAGCTGTACGGGCTCGTCCGCGCTGAGGTACTCGCCGAGGCCAAGGCTGAAACCGTCGCCTGGCTGGTGAAGAAGGCCAGCGAGCGGAACATGCAGGACGCCGCCGTCCTGGCATCCAAGCTCGACCGAGGCGCCGTCCGCATCTTCATCGGGACGGACTACTACCGGGGCGCCATGGACGAGCACCGCGCTGAGGTGCTCGCCGAAGCGGCAGCAGTGGTCGACGCGACGCTGACGGAAGAACCCGACACCATGCGCGCCTCCGCCCTGTACGAAGCCCTGCTGAAGCTGCGCGCCATGCCGCCCTGCACCTGCGCCCGCAGCTGGGGCCTCCACGGGAAGGCCTGCCGAAAGTACGTGGCTGGCCACGAACTGCTCAGCCCTGCCAACGCCCTCGCGGCCTACCGCGCTGAGACGGACGCCAGGTGACCTGGCCCGACGGCATCGCCCTCGCCGTCGGGCTCACCGCCCTCACCCTCATCCTCACCCACCAGCACCGGAGCACCACCACCCAGCACCCCAGCAGGACGGAGCACCGCAATGGCCCGCACCAGCAACACGGCGAAGAAGACCACCAGCCCGGCGAAGAAGACGACCGCGAAGAAGACCGCCCCCGCACGGACCCCGCGTAAGAGCGCCGCCAAGACCGCCCCCGCCACGCCAGCCACGCCCCGCCTGTCCCTCGTCAAACCCGAACCCGCTCGCCCCCACCTCCCCACCCGCGCCCGCCACTGGATGACCGACACCCAAGGCCACGCCACCCTCGCCGCCCGCATCGCTGGCATCCCCACCCACCGCATCCACGACTGGCGTGACCACCGCGACGGAACCGCCACCCGCCCCCTGGCCGACGGCAGCCACCTCCACTACGACCACACCACCCGAACCCTCACCTGGCACGCCCCCTGCCCCCAGGGCGCCATCCACGCCTACCGGCTCGACTCCCCGTCCACCGCCACCACGGCCCGCATCCACGCCGACCGCTGCACCACCCCCCACACCGACCTCAACCACATCCCCGCCCTCACCCCCGACGAACTCGCCGGCTACGGCATCCACACCGGCCCCACCTGGGCCCGCCCCGACGTCCTCGGCGAAACCCCCACCCAATCCATCCCCGACCTCGACCACATCTCCGGCCCCTACCCCGAGCCGCGCGCCCTCGGCGACCAGCTCACCCACTCCGGTACCGACACCACCGCCACCCAGCCCATGAATACCCGCGAGATAGCCGCCGCCCTCGAAGCCCGCACCGACAACGACCTCGACACCGCGAAGGAGCACCCGGACCATGCCTGAACTCCTTGTCCTCATCGACAACAAGCCCACCCCTCTCCACGACTGCGCCTGGGTGGAATACGCCTCCTGCGGCTGCGCTGTCAGCGTCGCCATGGCCGCCATGGACGACGGATCCCGCGCCCTGCCCACCGAGGACGACGCCCGCCGCCACCTCGAACCCAGCAAGAGAGCCCGGGACAAGCAGATCCGTCAGGGCGACCGCCTGGAACTGATGACCATGGACCGCTACCACGCGGAGGTCGAACTGGCCGTCCGCTGCCCGCACCTCAAGGGCGACACCACGCAGCAGACGCTGGACCCGGCACAGGGAGCCACCCGTGCCTGAGACCACCCCCGGCTACGACGCCGCCCTCGCCGCCGCCGAACACCACGCCGCCATGCTCAAACGCCACGACCCCTTCTACATCACCCAACTCGCCAACCAGCTCGAGCAAGCCGTCGAATTCCGCATCCCCTGCCCCGGACACCCCCACCACGCCGACCTCCGCATCAAACGCCGCCTCGACGGCCAGGCAGACGGATGGGCCGTCCTCAACGACAACCCCGGCAACGAACACGCCTGGACCGGCACCCGGTGGATCTACCGCGGCAACCTGACCCGCGAACAGATCTACCGCTACACCCGCGACGACGCCATCGAGGAAGCCACCCGCATCGCCCCCCTCGAAACCGCCGCGTTCCTCGCCCACATCGAACGCCTCCGCGCGCAGCACCAGGAAGGAGTCACCCAGTGACCATGACCGCCCCCGAAACCGCACACGGCGGCATCCTCCGCCCCCCGTCCTGGCGCCTCGCCCTCCCCGCCCAAACCAAGCTCATCAACGCTAACCAGACCATCCACTACCGGCGCAAAGCCGAACTGGTGAAGGTCATCCGCAACGCCGCATGGACCATGGCCCGCCACAGCAACATCCCGGCCCTCCAGCGCGCCCACATCTACTTCGTCATCCACCCCGACACCAGCATCAAACGCCGCGACCCCGGCAACTGGGCCCCCTCCGCCAAAGCCGCCGTCGACGGCCTCGTGGACGCCGGCGTCCTCCCCGACGACGACGCCACCCGCCTCATCGGACCCGACCCCCGCATCGGCCACCCCGTCAAGGGCTCCCAACTCGTCCTGTGGATCACCGACCTCAACCAGATCCACCCCGACCACCTCGCCCTCCTCAACCCGCCGGCCCTCCCCGGAGACCCCCGATGAGCCTCACAACCGCCCGTACCGGCCACGGCATAAGAAATGCCTCGCTGAGCGCTCCGGAGCACCCTCTCGGGACCCGGGAGAAGCGCACCGCCGTCAACTACGCCCTGAGTGCGAAGGGGATACCCGCGAAGGCCTGCTCCAAGTGCTGGGTCATCTAGTCGACGGGAAACTTCTGCAAGAAGAAGAGCGCCTCTGATGGGCTTGAGTCCTACTGCCGAGCCTGCGCAGCGGCCACGTACACAAGGCGGATGGCTGAAGACCCGGGCTACCGGGAGATGATGCGCAAATCTTCGCGGGAGTCTCACCGGAAGTTCTACCCCGAGCGTCGGGCAGTGATCCAGCAGCGAGTGAAGCGGCGGCGCCTTCAGTACCTTGCCGAGAACGCGAACAGGGTGCAGGACCCGAAGGTTCTCAAGCGGTGCGCCGGCCAGTGCGGCCAGATGCTACCCGAGACGGAATTTCGGCTGAACCGCGGAGTGGCGGGTGGGCTGCGCGCTCGCTGCAACCACTGCTCGGATGCCTGCAAGAGGGCCCGACGAACCTGCTTCGAGGCGTTCGGTGACCCTGTCGGCCAGGCCTGCTACCTGTGCGGACACGAGATAGAAGCCCTGCCTGACGCGTGGGTTGACCACGTCATACCGCAGTCCCAGAGCGGACCTGATACGGCGGACAACGTCCGCTGGACGCATGAGCTGTGCAACCTCAGCCGCGGAGCGAAGCCGCTCACCCCTGAACAGTTCCAGCGCTTTCAGCGCATCGTTCCTACCTTCCCGGGAGCCCAGAAGTGACCACCACGCTGCACCTGACCCGCGCCCACAACTGGCGCACCTCCGCCGCCTGCCAGGGCGTCGACCTCGAGATGTTCTTCGTCGACAACCCTGGCACCCAGGCCCGCATCCAGGGGATTTGTCGAGGCTGCCCGGTCCGCACCAGCTGCCTCGCCGACACCCTCGACTACGAGGGGCAGTCCCACATGCGGTGGGGTGTCGTCGGCGGGCTCACCACCTGCCAGCGGCGGGCCCTGCGCTGCGAGGCCCTGCTGGGGAACCGGCCGAACCTGAAGCAGGCGCGGGTGTTGTCGTCGCCGGTGTGGGCGGCCGTGATGGTGCCGTTGCGGCATCGCGGGTTGTCGCCGGCGCAGATCGCGGTGGAGCTTCGTGCGCACGATGTGCTGGTGTCGGCGGTGACGGTGCGGGTCGCGGTGTGGTGGGCGGGTGGTAAGGGCAGTGTGATGCCTCGCCGTGGTCCGGGGGATGGCCGGCAGGTGTGGGAGTTGGTGCGGGATGAGTGCCGGGAGGTGGTGTACGGGCTGCGGGAGTTGGGGGCGGGGAATCGGGATGTGGCCGCCTATTTGCAGGTGTCGGAGGACGCGTTGGCTCGTGCGATTCATGCCTGGCGTGCCGAGGCCTCGGAGGGGGTGAAGGCGGCATGAGTGGTCTGTCTGCTGAGCGGCGTGGTGACCTCGCTGAGGGGATGCTGCCGGTGGCCGCGAACCTGGCTGTCCTGGTGCACGGTGATGGCGGCCCCGAAGACGTTGCGCAGGTTCTTGAGAGTTTGGACGACGTCCAGAAGAACGCGCTGATCGTGGTCCTGGCCGGGTTGGTGGATCCGGAGCAGCCGGTGGGGAAAGCGTTGGGCTGGCTCGACTTCAACGAGCACGGCAGTCTGACGGTGCCGGCGTCGTGGTCCGAGGAGCGTTCGGTACGCGACCTGGCCCCGGATCCGGCCGTGGACCTGGATGACGACTTCGTGGACCAGGAGGCCGTCACCCGGTTCGTGCGCGGGTTCCGCGTCGACAGCTTCACCGACACAGAGTTCCTCGAGGCCGTGAAGCAGTGCGTCGCGAAGGGGATGAGCCTGGGGGACGTGGATCAGCTGCGCCGGTGGCCGCGGAAGACGACGGAGAACTGGGTGAACCGGCTACGGAAGCAGTACCAGCGCTCTGGTCGTACGTTTCCGTCGCTGGCCCAGCCGGGGGCCCGGGTGCTGTCGGAGCAGGAGGTGATCGAGATTCGGGAGCGGTCCGCGGCCGGCGCTTTGGATCTCGATCTGGGGATGGCGTTCGGTTTGAACTCATCCACTGTCGGGGCGATCTGCCGGGGCCGGTCGTACGCCCAGTACGGGGGGCCGATTCGGGAGCCGAAGAAGGTGCAGCACCTGGCGGGGACGCGGAAGCACACGTGTGGGCACGGGGACAACTCCCTGGCCGCGAGGAACGTGAAGCATGAGATGGGAGAAGCGGCATGAGTGGCGACACGGTGATCACGGTGTGTGGCAACGTCACCAAGGACCCCGAACTGCGCTGGACGAACAACGGTGTGGCGGTCGCGAAGTTCACCGTGGCGTCCACGCCGCGGACGTACAACCGGGACAAGCAGGCGTGGGAGGACGGGCCGACGCTGTTCCTTCCGGTGACGGTGTGGCGGCAGCAGGCCGAGCATGTTGCGGAGAGTGTGGCCCGGGGCTGCCGTGTGGTGGTGCAGGGCCGGCTGTCCCAGCGGTCCTATGAGGACAAGCAGGGCGTCAAACGGACCGTTTATGAGCTGGAGGGTGACGAGGTTGCCGTTTCGCTCCGGTCGGCGACCGCGGTGGTGTCGAAAGCCGGTGGGCAGGGGCAGGGCCGGGAGCAGTATCAGCAGGCGCGTGCGCGGTCGTCGCAGGAGGGTCGGGAGGATCCGTGGGCGTCGTCGGGTGCGGCTGCGGCTGCGGCTGCGGAGGCGGCGCAGGCCGGGGCGTGGGGTGGTCGGGGAGGGGATGCGGACGATCCGCCTTTCTGATCTGACGCGCGGAGCGTGGAGGGGTCTGGCCGGTGGCTGGGCCCCTTTTCGTGCGCCGAGGCGCCCGTTAAACCTATTGCCGTCGCAATGGAGTATGGATTAGAGTGGCGATACCGACACCGCACCACCCGAACGCAGGGGGACCCCATGGTCACGTCCACCAGCCACCTCGCCGCGATCATCACCGCCAGCACCGCCCTCGTCCTCGCCCCCATCACCCCCGCCGCCGCCCACCACCTCACCGCCTCCATCCCCGAGCCCACGCCGGCCCTCACCCCGCAGCCCCCCACGCCCACCGCGATCCTCCTCGCCCACGCCCAGCTCACCCTCGCCGCCCAGGTCCGCACCGCCCTCGGAATGCCCGGCCGCCACATGCGCGAGGACGAGGGCGAGACCGCCCGCCGCGTCAGCCTGTGGTCCCAGCACGAACTGAATGCCCTGTACGAGCGGGTCGGCGGCACCGTGACCACCCGCACCGTCCAGCGCTCCACCCACGGCGGCGAATCGACGTGGGAGGCCCTCGAAATCACGCTCACCGTCGACCTCCCCGGCATCGGCACCGTCGAGATCTTCACCGACTGGGACGAGGAGACCGGCGGATACGACCTGCCCGTCATGCAGGCCACCCCGGACGCCACGCTCATCCCCGCCTGACCGCCGAAGGGCCCGGCCTGCCCTGGCCGGACCCTTCTCCCCCCCTGGAAGGGGACATCCGTTGCCCTGCGACTGCGACGCCACCCCCGAAGAGGTGGCCGCCAACATCCACAACCAGCCGTGCACCAGCCACGACAACGCACCCGACGACGACCCGGCCGACCACTACACCCAGTAGGAGCCCGCCATGCCCGCCCATGACATCGACATCGACGACTACGCCTCCTACTCCGAGACCACCGAGCACGAGGACGGCCGCACCAGCGGGCCCGTGATCGTCACGGGCCGTCAGGTCCGGAACCGCATGACCGCCACGGTGTACACGGCGGGCGGTGAGGCTCCGGAGTATCAGGTGATCGTGCAGAACCCGGAGACCGGAGCCATCACCGGCATCTCCACGGCCGTCAAGCACGGGCACCACACGACGACCTGGACACAGATCAGTGCTGACGAGCAGGACCGCATCAGGCGCGAGCGGACCACGCAGAGGGCGCAGATGTGGCAGGCCGCGGCAGCCGCTGGCGCCTTGACCCGCGACGCCTGAACCCGCGGTCCCTGGCCCCTCGGGGGACCGTCCGGCCGTGCATCTCGGCTCGGCACCCCTACCTCAGCCCGACGACGACCCGGCCGACCACTACACCCAGTAGGAGCCCTGCACATGACCGACAGCCAGCCCACCAAGACCGTCACTATCACCCTCGACGCCGCAAACAGCGACCGCCAGTACCCGTCCTACCAGATCAGCATCAACGCGATGGAGAGCGAGACTAACGGTCACGGCTACCGGCTGATGGGCTCGAAGTACATGGGCCGCAGCCGCAACTTGCGCACGGTGGAGCTCACGCAGCGGGACGCGGACGAGATCCGCGCTGTTCTTGACGAGGTGTTCCCGCCGAATCCGGCGGCCGTCCTCGACGAGATCGCCGACGTTCTCGCCCGCGCCTACGACGGGCAGTCGCTCGCCGAACTCCGCGACGAGCACGCCGCCCTCCACCTCGAGGCCGCGGCCGCCGTCCTCGCCCACCTGACCGCCCGCCACTGACCCTCCGAGGAGACCGGCATGCCTCTCATCGACCAGCACCCCAGCCCCGCCCCCGAGTCCCAGCCGGCCGAACCCGTGGGGACCGTTTTCACTCCCACGCTTGAGGACATGGAGGGCTGCTACAGCGGTGTCCTCGTGGCGTCGCTCGGCGAGGGTGAGGAGGCCATCGCCGTCACCGGTGACAAGCGTCAGGCGTTGGAAGCGCTCGACACCTACTACCGGGAGGTGTGCGGGCATCCGAACCTCCTGGACGACGCTGCCGCCGGGCTGGTGGACGCCTACTACTTCCTGGACTGCGGGCACGCCCTGTTCACGCGCCGCGCGGACGGCGGATGGACGGCTACGGCCGCCGCCGAGACCACGCCCAGCGCCATCCCCGTCACCTGGTTCCAGGCACCGGGACCGGTTCCGCAACCTTACGTGCGGCACAACGACCCGCAACTGCCCGCCGGATCCGCTTGAGGGCCGGCGGCCCCGAACAACAGCGACGACCCGGAGCGCATCGACGACTGCCCCCGATCCCACCACACCACCAGGAGCCCCGCCGTGACCACCACCCACATCGGCCGCTCGTTCCTCGGGATGCGTCCCGACATCGAAGACTCCTGCCCCTGCCCGAAGGCGCCATGCGGGCTCGTCATCGCCGACGAGGCCAGCCCGGAGTGCGGCCAGCATCACTGGTCGGCGGCGAAGACGATGCGTCAGTCGCACCCGGCGGACGAGTGCCCCGCCGAAGCCCGACCCACCCCGGCCGCCCCCGCGGGCAGCCTTCCCGATCTCACACCACCATCAGGAGACCCGATCATGACCGACCAGCAGATCACCACCGCCCTCACCCACCGCCTGCGTCTCGCGCACGACTACATGCAGACCCACGGCTGGACACAGCACACCGAAAAGGACGAGCAGGGTCAGGTGTGTCTGACCGGAGCGGTCCGACTGTGCTCACCCAAGACCGGTGACGAGTACCTCGTCAGGGCTGTACTCCAGCATCGGGGCCTGGCGGAGTCCTGGAACGACGCCGCGGACCGCACCGTGGCCGATGTGCTGGATGTGCTCTCCACACTGGAGATCACGGACACCGACCTGGAGCACACGTTCGGTCCCGGATGGGCCGGCGTGGTCCGGGTCGTGCGTGAGGCCGCCACCCTGACGGAAGAGCAGGCGGACCGGATCTCTGCCGCCTGGGATGCCGCCCAGTCTGCCGCCTGGTATGCCGCCCAGTCTGCCGCCTGGTATGCCGCCTGGGATGCCGCCTGGGATGCCGCCCAGTCTGCCGCCTGGGATGCCGCCCAGTCTCCCGCCCGGCCTGCCGCCCGGGATGCCGCGCTCGCTGAGGCCACCAGGCACCACACCACCCCCGAGCAGTACCAGTTGCTCTCCGCCCCCTGGCAGACGGTGTTCCCCGTCCAGGACTGACCCACCCCGACCGCCCCCACCGGTGGCGGGCCCGCCCCGGCTCCGCACAGGGCCCGGCACCTCGTCCAACGCCCCCTCGAACCCCGCGCGCACATCACCCGCCGCCAAATCGACATCCTCCGCCTCGCCGCGAACGGCAGTGAGACCGCATGACCATCGCCCGCGCTTCGGCGCGACTCCCGTACACCCGACGCCCCACCACCACGAAGGAGACCACCCGATGACCGACACCGACGACCTCACCCCGCAGACCCCCGAGGAACTCATCGCCGACCTCGGCGAACTCCACACGCGCACCATGGTGTCCCCCCTCCCGAAGCAGCCCGCGGCGATGGGCTGGCAGGCCGTCGCCGGGACCATGGCCGCCGGGTTCACCCGCGCCCTGTACGCCCTCAACGAGGTCGACCCCGTCAAGGCAACCGAGATCACCGCGTGGTACCAGGGCCCGTTCGAGGACGGCCCGGACCCGGAGGAGCACACGGACTGGCTGGAGCGGACCGTCGCGAAGGTCGACCTGGATCTGCTGGAGCGGTGGGTGCAGGACGGCCAGCGTCTGGCGGAGTCGTCCAAAGCCGCCGTGGAAGCCCACGAGGCGGAGAAGTGGGAGCCGCTGCGCCTGGCCCTGTCCCAGGCCCTCGGTCTCGGCACCGGCGCCCCGTGGAACGCCATCCAGGACCGCGCCACCGAACTCGCTGCCCTCACCGACAAGCACCGCTGCGACAACTGCGAGGGCGTGGCCCCGGCGTCCTGCCTGGTGAATCCGGAGCGCACCGCGTGAACGCCCCAGTTCTGGTGGGCCCGTCACCCGATGGTGGCGGGCCCGCCCCGGCTCCGCACAGGGCCCGGCACCTCGTCCAACGCCCCCTCGAACCCCGCGCGCACATCACCCGCCGCCAAATCGACATCCTCCGCCTCGCCGCGAACGGCAGCACCAACCGGGCCATCGCCCACCAGCTGGGCGTGAGCGAGGAAACCATCAAGACCCAGTTGCAGGTGGCGTACCGGAAGTTGCGGACGAGGGATCGCACGCAGGCGGTCACGGTGGCGCTGCGTCTGGGGCTGCTGTCGCTGGACGACATCGACGTGCCGGCGGGCGCGAACTCCGGCTACCGGCACTCCGAATGACCCAGCGAAACGGACATCTTAGACACCGCCACCGGCGGGTAAGACCGATCAAGCCCGGGAGGGCCCCATGCACCGCATCCGCCCACACCTCGGGCTCACCGCGTACATCCTCGTCGGAGCCGCCACCGGAACCGGCAGCGTCCTGTTCTGGCTTCGCGTCCTCGGACCGGACCGCCCCCAGTGGGTCCTGTTCCTGATAACCGCTGTGACGGCCCTGATCGTGTTGAGGGCTGCGGCCGAAGCGCAGCACCGCCACGGAAGGCGGCGGCCCCGCCGCGCCCACGCCCGACCCCACCCCGCCAAGACCGGAAGGAAGATCGCATGACCGACCGCCCGCCCCTCGAGGACCTGGACGCCGAACCGGAGCCCGCACGCTGGTGCTGCAACGGCAACGCAGAAGACTGCGCCCTGTGCACCGATCCGAACCCGCCCTACCCGTTCGTCTGCCCCGAGCATCCGCGGACGCCGGACAACGAGCGGATTGTGGAAGACAAGGCGGAGGAGCGGGCCGCGGCGGAAGCCTACGATCGGGCCCTCCGTACCCCGCCCAGCGCGGAGGCGTGCGCTGCTCTCCGGGAGCGGTTGACGTCGGGAACGGTCGCTCGCCGGAAGGTTCGCCGACGGACGGCGACCGAAGCGACCGGAGCCGTCTGCACGGTGACCGTGACCGTGCACGCCCCGACCGAGGAGAACGCCGCAGCGTGGGCGCAGACGATTAGCGATCTCGTATCTGCCGAGCACGGGCAGGAGATGCGGCTGAACATCCAGATCGACCGCCCGCGGAAAGCGTGCTGCGGCAAGGACATCGGGCACCACATCTTCTGCCCGACACGCCAGCCCAAGGAGCAGCCGTGAGCGCCGCGGGTGGGTCCGCGACCCGTGAGGCTGCCCGCATCCGCAGGAGCGGCCGGAAGGGCGCGTGGGGCCACATCACGGCGTGGGCGGGCATGAACCCGGAAGCCGCCCGCGCGGACGCCACAGCGGCCCGGTGGGAGTTAGGGGCCCGCGCGGAACGGGCCACCGCACGGCTGGTGCGGCCGCTTTGGTGGCGTGGCTGGCGGATACGGCACGACCTGCGGATGGCCGGCCGCCGCTTCAACATCGACCACGTGCTCGTGGCGCCGTGCGGGACGGCGGTCGTCGTCGGGGACACCAAACGCTGGCATGCCGGGCGGGCGACGCACGCGGTGGGCGGGCGGCTGTTCTGCGAGGCGGAGGACCGACACGGTGAGGCGGAGAAGGCTGCCGGGTACGCGCGGCTCCTCCAGGACGCGCTGGGCCTGCCCGGGGTGGTGGTGTGGCCGGTACTGATCGTGCACGGGTCCCCGGTGGCGGCGGGCGGGCATGTGCAGGTGGTGGCGGGGGCGGGGGTGGTGCAGGTGGTGGCCGCGGACCGGGTGCGGGGACTGTTGCGGGGTGCGTCGTCGGGCTGGTCGTGGAGCCGTGCCCGGCGGGTGGCGGCCCGGGTGGACGAGGTACTGCGCCCCTACCAGTGATCGGCAGGGGACCGTAGGGTGGGTGGACGCCTGGGGGCATGAGGAGGCCCGTCATCTGCTTCGTGCAGGTGGCGGGCCTCTTTTCGTGTTTCTGCACAGAACCGGTTGCGCCTTCCAGATTTGGAAGCTACCTTGGTGTCGTGAGGTCAGGGGAACAGCCCCAGACCCCAGTCGGAAGGACCCGACCATGAACCGCATCGACATCGCCCACCAGGTCTCCACCACCCTCGGCGACCATGCCGACGACTTCAACATCGACGGCATCGTCGACGACCTGATCGCCGCCCACGACGGCAACCTGGCCAGCATTGACGACTTCGACTCTCAGTCCTACTGGGCCATCGTCGAGACCCACGACGTTTCCACCCAGGCTGACGAGGACAACGACCTCGGCACCACCGCATGGCTCGCCGTCCAGTCCAACGTCCTCGTCTACGGCGAGGGCCCCCAGGTGATGGTCCTCGCCCACCAGGCTGACGGCAACGCCCTCGAGGTGATGCCCTCCACGGCCCTGCCCGTCCCCCTCAGCGACGACCACGACATTGCGCAGGACGCCGCTGAGACCACCCTCAAGGCGGCCGGCTGGGAGACCGTCGGGGAGTGGAACGCCGTCGACACCGGCTACACCGTCAAGGTCCGCCGCGCCTGACCCGTCGCCCCCTTCCGCCTGGGCCCGTCCTCGTACTGCCGGGGACGGGCCCGCCCTTTGGAGAACCGATGCCCGAGAAGACCTACACCGACCCGGCCGGCATGCCTGACGACGAACGCATGACGCCCGCAGAACTCCGCGTCGTACGCGAGTTCCTAGGCCTGACCCCCGAGTGGCTTGCCGCTCACCTGAACGTGTCCGGGCGGACCGTCCGCCACTGGGAGCAGGGCAAGTACGCCATCCCTGATGGTGTCCGCCTGGAGATCGAAGACCTGGAGCGGCGCACCGGTGAGTTCGTGTCCGGGGTCATCGACAAGCTGATGGACCTGCCCGACCCGGCGGTGGTCACCTACCGGGACGACGCCGAATACCGGGCTGCACGCCCGGATGCCGAGTTCCCCGCGTCCTGGCACCGTGCGGTCGTCGCCCGTGTCGCGCAGGAGGTGCCGGCCCTGTCCATCGCCTACCCGGACGAGGCCGCCACCGGTGCGCCGGCCCAGACCGCGCGGCAGGGGGCGCGGAGGTGACCTGCAAGGCGCCGACGTCGTCGTGCGGCACCCCCTCCGGGTGGCGGGCCGGTGGGCGCTGCGTGCGCTGCCGTCTCGCCCACAACCACGACACGAGCAGCCGCCGCGGCCTGACCGACCAGGAGCGTGACACCTTCCTGACCATGCTGCGCGCCGGGAAGACCGTGGAGGAAGCGGCAGAGGGCGCCGGCGTCACCACGAATGCGCTGGCGCAGGCCGCGCGCCGTGACGGGGAACTGCGGGCCGCCCTGGACGGCATGCCGGTCGGCGTACAGGCCGCGGCGCAGCGCGCCGAGCTGCTGGCCGCCCTGGTCCGCTGCGGCGGGAACCAGGCCCTCGCCCAGGACCAGGCCGGTCTCCCGCACGGCACCGTCAACAACTGGCGGCAGGCTGATCCGGAGTTCGATGCGGTGGTGCAGTCGATTCTGGTGTGGCTGGACGCCTCGGAAGGGCGGAACCGCAAGCGGGTCGGGAACCGGATGCATCAGCATGCCGCCCGGTTCCGTGAACTGTGGATGTCCGGGGCGTCCTACCGGGAGATCGGGGACGAGCTGAGCATCACCCCTGCCACCATCAGTTCCTGGCGCAGGAAGATGGACCTGCCGGCCCGCAGCACGCCGGTGCTGGACGAGCATGCCGACCGCTTCCGGGAGTTGTGGGAGGCCGGAGCTACTTACGAGGCGATTGCCTCGGAGTTGGGGATCAGTGAGGCCACCGTCTACCTGTGGCGGTCCCGGCTGGGTCTGCCGTCCCGGCACCGGGTGAAGACCGAGGTCGACGTTTTGAACGCCTGACGGACGTGCGACTGACCCCGCTCCGCGGGGGATGAGGGCGGGCGCCGCAACGGGGGATGCGGCGCCCGCCCTGGCAGTCTGGCACGCGCCACCGACAGGACGGGGCGGTTCAGGATGGGATGTTCAGCCACTCCGGGGGCTCGGCCAGGCACGGCGCGCTGGCCGCACTGGTCACGGGGACCTGCCCGTCCGGGGCGGCGAGGATGTTGCCGGTGAGTTCGTCGAGGACGAACTCTGTGTAGAGGATCACGCGCTGCCCGTCCTGTACGGCGATGCGGAGGTCGGAGTCGCGTAGCGGAACTGTGCGCGGGTTGATGCCGTTCGCGGTGAGCCCCTCGCAGAGGGCGAGCCGTTCTTCCTCGGTGGGGTGCGTAACGCCCATCAGGCACCGTCCTCGCCATGAAGGGTGTGTCCCACCTGTCGGATCACGTCGGCGAGGTCTGCGTGGGAGTAAGGGTCGTCGTCGTCCATGAAGCCGATGTCGCAGAGGGCGCGGCGGATGTCGTCCAGTTGGTGTTCCTTGGCGCGGCGGGCCTGGTGGGCGAGGCGGAGGCGGCTCTCTGCGGTCTCGGTGCGTTGCCGCTGCTCCTCGTACGCCTCGGGTGTGGGTGCGACGTCGCCGCGGCCGCAGGACGGGCAGTAGCCGGTGGGCGGGGCGGGGGAGGTCTGGGCCATCAGGCACCGTCCTGAGTGGGCGGGGCGAGCTTGCCTGCCATGAAGGCGCGCCCCATCGCGGCTGCGAGCTGGGTGTCGAGGTTCTCCATCTCCTTCTCGGCGGTGGAGCCCTCGCTGATGATCCGGACGGCCATGGCGAGGCCGGAAAGCATGCCGGACAGGAAGATGCCGGCAGGCGTGCCGTCGGTCTGCTGGGTGAACTCCTTGCCGACTTCGAGGAGGGCCTTGATCTCGCGCTGTTCGCGGGGGTCCATGGGCATCAGGCACCGTCCTGGGTGGGCTGGAGGGCTACGTGCGGGTAGGCGCGCACATGCGTGAGGTCCTCGTTGGGGACGGTCTTGCCGCCGAGGGGTCTGGCTGATGTCTCAGCCCAGCCGGCGTGGACGCTGGGGAAGAGGACGAGCTGGGCGCCGGATTCGATGCATAGGTCGTTGGGGCCGATGACGCGGATGCGGCCTTGGCGGAGGCAGACGGGGTCGGTGCCGATGAATGCGACGGTGTCGCCTTCGGTGAGGGGGCGTCCGCTGTAGTCGACGGCCTGGGGCGGGGGCGTGTCGGTGGTGGGCATGTCTCCACGGTGCCGGTTTTCCGGTCCGACGTTGCCCCCTCCGGTGCGGGCATGGAGGTGGCCCGGCAGCGCACTGGGGGTTTGCTGCCGGGCCGGTCTGAAGGGGGGTGGGTTAGCCCCAGGTGGTGTCGTTGGGGGCGACCGGGGCCGTCTCGCCGTCGCCGTCGTCGGCGGCGTTCTCGTCGTCGTTGTCGGCGGGTGTGGTGCCCCAGGTGGTGTCGCCGGTGGTGGTGGGGGATCCCCACGTGGTGTCCGGTGGCGTGGAGGTTTGAATGGTGAGGGCGGTACCGGTGACGGCGGCGGCGATGCTCAGGCCGACGAGGAGGCGGCGGATGCGTTTGGTCACGGCGGGGTCCCTTTCTGTAATTATGGGGTGCACGATAACGGGGCGCCGTCCCGGTTTTCTCGTACTTGGCGATCCTGCTGCGAGTCCCCTGGTGTGCGCGCGTGTTCTGGCAGTAGACGCGTGCACGGTGTGGGGAGGATGCGTTGTACGAGCGCCGGGGGACGCCCCACGAACAATCTGCCCTAGTGTGGCTGCACTCTCAACGGTTCGACTTTGCGTATTGATGCAGTGCGTGTTTACGCAGGCGGGGGGTTTGTTTTGACGGGGGATCAAGTTTTGGCCATGGGTGACGCGGTGTGTGATCGGCCGGTTTTGTCTGCGGACGCTGTGCGCGCGTATGGCCTGATAGTGCAGGGTGAACCGGTACCCGCCGAATGCGCGGACGCCGTGGAGGAGCTCGCCGCCTGGGGTTTCATCGTCACTGGCGGTGATCACAGAAACCGACCGGTCGCGCTGAATCCCGCCGACGTCGCCCAGCGCCGCATGGACGCCATGCTCACGGAAGCGGCCGCCCGTGTCGCCCAGCTCAGCGCCCTGCCGAAGGTGACGGAGCAGCTCGCCGGCCAGTACGCGCGGGCACAGTGGACAGCCGGCGCGGGAGCGCAGTACATCGACGACGCGGTGGAGGTGAATGCCCGTCTGGATGATGTGGTGGCGGGCGCGGGGTGGGAGATCTTGGCCGCGCAGCCCGGGGGGCCACGGGATCGGGCGCAGCTGGAACGTTCCCTGGCTCGGGATACGGCCGCGTTGGAGCGGGGGGTGTTGAAACGGACCCTGTACATGGTGACGGCTCGGGACAATGCGGCGACCGCCGAATACGTGCGGGCCATGTCCTCGAGGGCGGAGTACCGCACTTTGGCTGCCCCGTTCGAGCGTTGCATCGTCGTGGACCGCAGGGTGGCGTTCATCTCCAACCATTTAGTGGAGGGCGCGCCCGAGCATTCGGCGTGGCAGGTTACGGACCGGGCGATGGTCGCCTACATCTGTGCCGAGTTCGAGGGGAAGTGGCGGCTCGCGGACCCGTGGCACGGTGAAATGCGGGGCCGGCAGGTGGAAGTGGACACGATCAGCGCCCCGGGTGCCCCGCGCACCACCAGACGCCAGCGGGAGATCCTGCGCGACCTGGCTTCGGGGAAGGCTCAGCAGTCGACTGCGGACCGGTTGGGGATCAGCCTGCGGACCCTGACGGGGGAGATCGCGGAGTTGAAGAGTCTGTTCGACGCGGTGTCGGTGCCGGAACTCACGTACAAGTGGGCGCTGTCGCCCGACCGTGGGGTGGACGACAGCGCACAGGTGTCGGAGGTTCAGGCGGTCGCCTAGAGGCGCGGGGCGATGGCGATGACGTCGTTCCACTCGTCGAGGGCGGGCTGGTGGAAGTTAAGCGGGATCTCTGTCTGCCCGGGGATGACTTCGGGTGGCGGTTGGTCCAGGACGCTGGCGAGGCTGAGTTGGCGGACGGGCTTGGTGCGCGGGCGGCGCTGCTTGGGTGGTGTGAGGCCGAGGCGTTGTGCGCAGATGGGCCCGTATCCGGTGGGGGTGGGGTGTTTCATGGCCCGTTTGCAGCCCTGGCACTCAAGACGGCCGGTCATGAGGCCGTCTTGGCCGCCAGCTCGAGCAGCACGTCGACGTGACAGGGAAGTTCCAGCGGGCACCAGCACATGAGGTCCCGGCCGCGCAGTTCGACACGGGCCCGGGGAGTGAAGCCGACGGTCCGTTCGGCGAACTCGCGGTAGAGACCGACGGCCATTACGTGGGCGGCGTGCTGGCTGCTGGTGCTCACTGTCCAGTCGGGCCGGGACACACCCTCACCGGCCCAGTTGACGGCCCAGCCGGTGCGGGGCTGAGCAACGACCCACGGGTTACCCCAGCGGGTTCCGCGGCCGACGTACACGGTTCCTTCGGGCTTGCGCCAGCCCTTGGTGCGCTTGCGCTGGATTCGGGTGGGCTTCACTCGTTGGCCTCCTGAGCTTTGCTGACGCGGTGGACCGGCAGGGTGGGGCCGGGGCCGACACTGCGGATCTGCACGGCGGGGCTGCGCGTCGTACGCGGGTCGTTGCGGTGCTTCCACGCGTCCCAGCCCTGCCGAGGGTGGGCGACCAGCCAGCCCAGGTTCTCGGCGGACAGGATGACGAACCTGGTCCACCAGCGGGCACTGTGGCGGCGCATGGCGCGGTCGTATTTCTGCCAGTGCGCCCAGTCGGAGGCGCGGTGGGCGGGCCGGTAGCGGCCGATGAGGTAGCCGACGGCGAGGGCGGCGAGGAAGGCCAGGGTGATGGTCATGCGCACCGCCCGTATTCGCGGCCCCCGGCGGGCTCCTGGGCGGCCTGGGAGGAGCGTCGGGCGGCCTGGTGCCGTATGGCGGCCCGTATGCCCGCCACGACCCCCACGAGGGCGAGGGACACGGTGGCGGTGAGGGCCTGAACCCACAGGACGGCGGTGTCGATGACGGTGACGAACGTGGTTGCGGCCTCGGGGGTCACGACGGCTCCTCGCAGACGTGGTCGTCGGGCTCGAAGGGCTGCCCGTTCTCGTCGTGCAGGGTGAGGCCGTCGTCCTCGTCGTACCAGCCGTCTCCGGTGGCACCACAGCTGCCGCACTCCCAGGTACCTGACAGGCTGATTCCAGTGAATCCGTGGCTGCTCATCGCTGCGCCCCGTCCTGTCGCGTCTCGATGGTGACTGTGGTGGTGCGCCGGGCAAGCCGGTGCTCCGTGTCCGGCACGCGCTTACGGACTCCGGCCAGCAGGCTCTGGGCGGCTTCCAGGATGGTCGTGCGGCTGGTGCTGTCCACCCAGGTGCCGTCGGGCTGCTGGGTCTGGGCGTAGTACTCGACGGTCGTGCGGCGCTCCGCGAACTCGGCGTTGACGGTCGGGTACAGGTCCGGGAAGGCGAAGCAGGCGTCGATCACCAGGGCCATCGTCTGCGAGTCCTTGGGGACGCCCTCCGACCGGTCGCGCATGAGGCCCTGGACGTATCCCATGACGGCGGCGGCCTGGCCGGCGGGCGGGGCGTCGGGCTGGTGGGGTACGGCACCGACGTGGGTGTTGTCCCAGTAGATACGCCCGGCGTTCCCGGCGATGCCCGCGTCGGCGATCAGAGGGCTGGCGTGGTCCGGGCGGGGCCACGCGTCACTGTCGGTGTGCTCTGCTGGGCGGACGCAGTGCTGGCGGCCGTAGGTGTGTGCGTTTTCGATGTAGGCGGTGCACGGGGCGGGCGCGGCCCGGTCGGCGGGCGGGGACGACACCGGGACGACGGGCTCCAGCGCGGCGCGAAGCGCGGACACAACGGCCGGGGTCCGGATCACCTCGGGGAGGTGCTGCTCCCAGTAGTCCGCCATCTGCCGAATACGGGCGAGGGCGGCGGTCGGGTCGGTGGTCATGGTGCTCCTTCGGTGAAAGGGTTGGTGGGCTGGCCGCCCCCGGTTGCTGC